CGGCCCATACGCCCGCGTGTCTACGACGACGTACTTCTCACCGGCCTTGGCCTCGGGTCTCGGCGCGTTGGGATAGGTTCTCATCGCTCTTCGTTCCTTAACGGACGGAGTTGATACCAGTAGATCGAGTACGATCTACCTGTCCTGTCATTTGTAAATATGCTGTGTCGCAGAGTCTTGAAGTTTAGCTTCAACGTCACGATGTCCCCAGCCTCAGAGCCATAGCTCTCATCGAAGTCATCCGCCTCGGCCAAAAGGAACTTCGTTCCGTTCGGCACCTCAGGGTGGGCCTTGCGATCGTCGGCGTAGTATCGCTTCATCGCTCTTCGTTCCTCAACAAACTGAACCGGTGCCAATACAGGAACCGTTCGTGTCCGTTCCGCAGATTACGCACTCGAACGCCGGGGTACGCGCCATTCCAGCTGTCGTGCTTCACCACAACGCATATGTCCCCTGCCTCGATCGTATCCTTACCAGGGTCGGCCATCCCCAAGTCGTCAACCTTACGGAGCTTCGTGCCGATGGGAATCTCAGGGTGCGCGCGATTCTCAAGTGGTTTCATTGCTTCGCCCCCAGTCTTCAGCCAGACACTGGAATGTCTTCGGGTCCATCAGGTCCTGGCCTTGGGTGTACTCATCGAAAACCACCTCGGCCTCTGGCAACAGGTCTTCATACTCGAAGGTCATGTCATCTATCCTCGTTCCGAAGGGGTGCGAGCCGTTTCCATGCGATGTAAACCCTCGTAATTTTTCTACCATCGAAAGAAAATTCTGGGCAATACGAGCCATCATTTTTACAAAGAGCGACGGTCATACCAGCGGCAATGCCAAAGTCTCTACGTAACCATGAGTCATCGATAACGACGTACCTTGACCCGACGCGGGCATCTGGCCTTGGTTCATCCGGGAAGCATGGCAGTGGCATGATTTATCTCTCCTCGTTTCTCAATGGGGCCAGCTGGTACCAGTTGACATACCAGTTTTCACCACGACTTCCGCCGTTGAACCGAGGGCATTTCGTCCCGTCGTTACGGTCCAGGGTGAGAATGTCACCCGCCTTGGCGCCGTAGGTTCTGTCCAAATCTTCAACGACAACGAGGCGATACCGACTGCCCAGTGGTGCATCGAGTCTTGGTTCATCAGGGAAGGGTGTCATATATCCTCATTTCTGAATGGGCGAAGCCGGCGCCACATCACTTCGGTCTCAACACCATCGGGGCGAAGGAAAAACGGGCAATTTGTTCCGTCGTTCTTAAATAGGGTCAACACCATGCCTAACGTTAGGCAAGCTCAGAACTCGAACTCACCAAGTCCTCTCTCACTGTAAAACCATTATAACACAGTTAAATGCTTAAGTCAAGGCGATTGGACGCGTCAAATAGTACGTTATAGTTTACGAATAGTACGTTGTGTAGTCGGATTAAAATTTCAATCGTGATAGTTGAATATGTGCTGCAAAGGCCCACGGGGTGCGGGTTTAGAGACATATGATTTTTTGAATATCACGAATAGTACGCTTTTTCGGAATCAAGTCGTCTGGAATTTTGAGGATTTTCGTCGATTGAGAAAATCCAGCGGGCTTGGCGCAATTCTCCAGTGAGATAAAATCAATCGGCCTAGACGACGGTGTATGAAAAAAAGCATACTATTCGTACTATTTGTATGAGTAAATAAGATAACTATCTATAAACACAGGTGGTATTTCCGTCAAACGCAATAGTACGTTAGACTCTTCTGTCGTACTATTAGGGTGGAAAGTCGTGCTATTATACGAAGTTATAGGTCTGCTTTACGGATTTTGCGTAAAATAGCTACGCCATATAACGTAGCTCTGACTAGGTTATCCACACAGCCCTACGTGGTAACCTTGCGATCACACTGACTAAACCGCGTCCACCGTAGGCACTTTGCCTAATGTTAGGCAAAGACAGAAATCCGTCAGGGTTTTCGGCGGCCCTCCGTTTGACTGTTGACGAGGGCGGCTAACTACGCGATTTGATTAATCACAGAGTGATTAATTGCGGAGCGGGTTTTGAGCACTGGGAGCTTGGGAGCTTGGGAGCTTGGGAGCTTGGGAGCTTGGGAGCTTGGGAGCTTGGGAGCTTGGGAGCTTGGGAGCTTGGGAGCTTGGGAGCTTGGGAGCTTGGGAGCTTGGGAGCTTGGGAGGGGCGAGGCTTCCAAATTCGCCCTAGGATGGGCGATCGTTTCCGGGGAAGGGTGAGGGCAGGGTTTAAGGGTTTAGCGCGTTCTGAGGGCAAAGGGCGAAGCGGGGAGGGCAAATAAAAACCCCGCCTCTTGCGAGGCGGGGCAGTGAAGCGGGAAGGGTCGCTGTTAGGCGGCGAGGGCGACATCCTCTTTTGCAATCCCAAGGAGTGCCGCGACCTGCATCAGCATACCGTCAAGGGCGGCCGCCTCTTCTACGGCAACGGCGGCGAGCTTGGTTCCCCGGTTCTTTTCCGCCTCGCGGCGAAGGGCAGAGATGCGAACCCGCGCGGCTGCCAGATACTCAGCAACTTCACTCTTCAGTTCCTCGTTCTGACGAATCCGGGTGGCTTCGGCACGTGCGCTGTCAGGCGCGGCGGCGGCTTTGCCCTCTTCAGCCTTTTCCGCCTTTTCCGCCTTTTCCTTCGCGGCATCGGGCGTTCGCGTGGCGCGTTCTCGCTTGGCAATCAGGGCGCAAAAGCGATTGTAGAAGCTCCCCGCTGGCGTGACGCGCGCCGCCTTGTCACCTTCGGGGACAAGTAAGCCCTTCGATTTGCCGGTGCCGTCTTTCATCGGCCATGCTTTGATGATGATGAGCCGTTGCTTCAGAGCCTGACGCATGCTTTCGCAATCGGCCAAGGTGAAACCCTCGGCCAGCATCGCCGCGATGACCGCTTCCGTTTTGGCCTGTGCTTCGCCGCCGACCTTCAAGGCCTTGCCCTCGATTTTCAGAGCCTCGGTGATGATGCTGTTTGTTGCCTCGGTGCGCTCGGTGTCTTTAATCGGCTTAGACATGGTGAAACCTCCTTGAATTTTGCGGGCATGATTGCCCGATTTAGGTACATTCTATCATATTCTGTGCTTAGGTCAACAGGTTTCTTGCCTAACGTTAGGCAAGGGGATGCGGTCGGAATCATTCGGCGCGGGTAGGAAAACTTCGAGGCAGGGGGATGGGGGGACGAGACGGGGGCGGGCCGGTATGCTCTCTCACCCTCGCAAATATGTCAGCAAAATTTCCCAGAAATTTCGTCCATCATTTTACCCGCACACTAATTGACTTGACACGCGCAGCCCGCCCTGCCACAATACCCATGCTTCTCCTCACTTTGGGGAGGGCGGGGAGGCGTCCGCCCTCCCGTTTTTTTCAACACAGGAGCCTCGACATGACCACGGCCCTTGAAACCATCACCCCCTGGCCTCCGCTGCTGCCTATTGATTTGGCTTTGGGCCTGGACGACATCCCCGTTATCCTCGCTCGCCATGGATTGACGGAAAAAGACTACACCCAACTGGCCGATCTGCCGGCCTTTCGCCTGGAGTTGATGAAAATCAGCAAGGAAATCCGCGAGAACGGACTCTCATTCGCCCGAAAATCAGCCTATCAGGCTGAGTCGTACCTCGAAGACCTCGATCTGCTCATGCAGAACGTGGACACACCCCCGTCGATCAAGCTCGACATCTTCAAAACCCTCGCCAAGATGGGCGGACTGGAGCCAAAGGACGCGAAAGCGGACGGAAACGGCGCTCCGTCGTTCAATTTACAGATAAATATAGGCTGATTCCGCGAAAACCATTGACATCCCACGAAATTTCTGCATAATCTCCGTCATCGGGTGGATCAACCACCCCACCGTCAGCCAAATGAAGGAGAAACCAGATGGCCATCAAGTCGAGCAAAGCCGAAATCGGTCAACTCCGGGTGAAAGAACTCACCCTCACCGGCACCCCAGTGTCCACCGTGGGGAATGGCACCAAAAACGGGTATACTGTCAAAGCGATTGAGTACGGAGACGGCATGCTGCATCGCACACGCCTCACCTGCGCGGCAACCCCGATTACGATCGCCGACGACGCTGGCGTCGCCCAGTACGGCGGGGTCAAAATCTACGATCTGCCCGCTGGCTGCATCTGCGTCTTGGGCGCGGTGGTCGATGGCACCCTCACTGCGGGTGTAACTGGTACCGTGATCGCCACCTGGGCGGGCGGGTTCTCGCTGGGTACTGCGACGGCCACCACCGGCTCGACCCTGACCGGCACTGAGGCCGACATCCTGCCGGAAGTGAACATTGCTGCGGCGATGGCGAAGGTCGGCACGGTCAAAGGGTTCCCCACTCCGACAGCGCTGACCGAGTCTGGCTCGCGGTGGCTCAACGGAACGGCGACGGCGTCCGATGTGTATCTGAACTTCGTCATCGACGACGATGTCAGCCATACCGCTGGGACCGCGACCTTCACTGGGACTGTTGACCTTGTGTGGGTCAACCTCGGCGACGTAGCGTAAGGACTGACCATGGGCCCGGGGGCTGACCCTCCCGGGCCTTACTTCAAGGAGTGAGGCATGGTCATCCCGGAAACTTACCCCATCACCATTATCCGCGGGAGAGAGTTCGACGTTGCGTTTACGTTCGTCGGTCTGAACCTGACAGGGTATACCATCAAGGCCCAGGCGCGGGAGACTGAGTCCCAGTCGTCTGCGCTGATCTTCCCCACAGGCACGACGGCATTCACCCTCGCCGTTGTCTCCGGTACCGACTCGACTGTGACCCTCACCCTCACCGATACCCAGACCGCTGGCATCACCGCGAGCCAAGGGTGGTACGACCTTCTGCTCACCGATGGCACAGGGAAAGATGAGACCTATATCCGCGGGCCTGTGACTGTGATCGGGTCTGTGACGGTGAAATCATGACGACCCCGGTGCGTGTGACAGTGACCCAGCAGCCGGTGCAGCTCGTCCGGCTCAGAACGATCGGACCCCAAGGCCCGTCAGGGGATGGAGCAGGGGCGACGTTCGCTGCTGACTTCGCCTCGCTGCCGCTCGTCGGGACGACGAACGTCCTGTACGTCACCCAGGATGAAGGGAAGTTCTACCAGTGGACCGGGGCGGCGTATGAGTTGCTCACGCCCGTGAGCTATAATGGGATCAAATATCTGACGGCGCCGACGATCAGCACGCAGGAAGAAGGCGATACGTATTGGAACGCCATTGACCACACGCTGGATATGTACACCGGTCTGGGTGGTGTGGTCGTGCAGCTGGGGCAGGAGTTGTTGCTGCTGGTGTATGTGCCGGCAAACGCGGCCGAGGCGATCAGCGACGGATGGCCGGTCTCTCTGGATGGGTCGAGTGGGCTGCGCCCGATCGGGTATCGCACGGATGTCACAGTGTCGACGTCGTGCCGGTGTTTCATGGGCATCGCGACGATGAACATCCCGAAAGGAACGCATGGATTCGTGGCGATGCGCGGTCTGGTGCGCGGAATTAACACCTCGTCGTTCGAAGAAGGTGACCGGCTGTGGGTGTCAAACGTGGCACCGTACTTGACGGTGACTGAGCCGACCACTGGGTATCGCGTCCTGGCCGGGATGGTGTTGACGAAGTCAGCCCAGGGGCTGGTGTTCAGCAGTCCGCGGTCATTTGAGTTGACCGGTGAGATGGTCACGGCGCTGAAGGAAGATGGCACGCTGCTGCCGCAGAAGATCACCTACGCGAATGTGTACTATAAAGACCAAGATACGTCGTTGGTTGGGATCAATCCTGCGGGGCCAGCAGCCGCACCCACCACGGACCCGAATGGTGAAGGCTGGTTGTTCGCAGGGGTTGCGACAGATAATGTCGCTGTGCTGAGCCGCCAGATCAACCACGACTGCAAACAAGGGACAATTAACATTGTCCCGCATATCCACTGGCGCAAGACCACCGCGGCATCTGGAAACGTGACGTGGCGACTGGAGGCGAAGTACGCCGCGGTCGGAGGAGATTTCGGGGCGTACACCCAGGTCGGGACGGACGTGAGCACGCCGATCGCAGCGACGGTGGATAACAACACAGCCACGCGGCACCTGATAACAAGTTTCGGAGCCATGAGTCTCACCGTCGGACTATCGACCATGATTTATTTTAAACTGACTCGGGTTGCCAGCAACACCGGGACAGATACGTACAACGCGGATGCGTTGGCAATGAGTTTTGACTTCCACTACCCCGTCGACTCGCCGGGATCGGCGAGCGAATATTCGAAAACTTGACCAATAGACTGTCGGCCTGTAGGATAGGCCCATACGGAGGACATATGAGCGATCCATGTAAACAAGAGGGCCCGGTCGATGACCTTTGGGAGAAGGTGGGTGCGCAGGATCGCATCATTGTCCGGGTTGAAACCTCCGTCGAACAGCTGGTCGCTGAGTTTAGGGAAGTCGCCAAGGATTTGCGTGCGTCATTGCTGGATAGTCGGGAGCAGAGAATTCGTCAGGAGCAGCAGGATAAAGCGATCAACACTCTGTTCTCGATGGTGCGGGACGAGAAAGATTCCAGGTCGACTGAGTCGCAGGCGTTTCGTACATGGAAGGACAACATGGAAGGGCGTATCTCGACTCTTAAGGCCATCCCAATTATCTGTGTCATTCTTACCACACTGATTGCGCTGGGAAATTACTTTAACAAATAGCGGAGGTTTTATGACAGCCCCATACGATCGTTTTGGAAAGGCAAAAGTTGAGGCCCTTATGTACCCCGCGACCGGCGGTGCCGCAGTGGTCCCTCACGATACAAACTTCCTTGCGCAGGCTAGCCGAGGGCTGTGGGTAGGTGGCGCGGGTAATCTCGTTTTGACTCTTCTCGACGGTAGTGAGATTACCCTGAGTAATGTCCCTGCCGGCTCGCTCCTTCCGTTGCGGGTTTGCAGAGTGAAGACGACCAGCACTGCGACACTCATTGTTGCGCTTTACTAGGGGTTAACTATGGCAACATTCTATGTGCGTACTGACGGGACGGCGCTGAAAGCTGCGGCTGTTGGTCCGTCTTCCGACTCAACGGCGTGTATGTCTGTGACGACGTTCAATGCCGCCACCTTTTCCGCCGGAGATATTGTCTACTTCTCGGGGCTGGGTGGAGACTTTACGGAAGCTGTTGTGATTCCTTCGTCTGGCTCTTCTGGAAATCCCATCTACTATATCGCAGACCCCGCCTCAGCACCAACGATTGACGGGGCGGATACAATTGACACCCTGATCGATGTGAACAGCAAGAACTACGTTGAAATATCCGGCTTTACTTTGATTGACGCAGTAACGACCTGCTACCAATCTCGCGGGACCAGTACGGGGGTTGTGGTCAGGGACGTAACAGCATCGGGGAGTGGAAATCAGGCGTTCCAAAATCTTGATACCGCCTCTACGACGTATTATGACATTGTTGGTTCAGGTTGTGCCGACGACGGATTCTCAATGCACTCGGGCGCCGTTGCAGTCATTCACGGTGCGACGTTCAGTGGGAATGACCAAGGAATAAATATTATACAAAACTCCAGTCTTACTGCTAACGACGTAACTCTGACCGGGAATACAAGTTACGGGTTTTGGCAGACAGTTGCCGGTGCTACGGTGTCTGTTTTTAACCGTCTTACTTGCGACGACTTGATTAAAGTTGATACAGGAACATGCACAATTAATTATTCAACTCATATAGGAACAGTGCAAGCGCAAGGTGGTAATATAACATTCAATCATAGCTCTGTTACCGGAAGTGTAACGGTACTTGTAGCGGCTTCGACCATTGCCTTTTCGCACTGTTCGTACAATGGACTTGCAAACACAGGCGCCGTTGGCGGTACGTTGACCTTCTCCAAGTGCCGCATGACAAACACCGGTAACAACAATGTTGTTGACTGCACAAACGCCTCAAGCCCAGCCGGGAACATCAGCGTCTCTTACTGCATCTTCACTGGGATTATGGCAACGAGATTCGGTATCGTCAACCGCGCCCCTAATATCACTACGGCGTACAACAACGTCTTTTATGGTGTCGGCGGGGTTGGGCGAGGGATTTTCCACGCTGGCGTTATGACTGTCAACAACAACATTATGGTCGGGCTGCAAGATACAATCTTCACGGTCGCGGGGAGGACTGGAACGTACAGTAACAACTGTTTCTTCGGGAATACTGCGACAATCACAGGGGCTGGCGGCACTCAAAGCAATGGCGTTACGAGTGATCCAACGTTCGCAAACCCGAGTGGCGGGTATTTCGCGCTCCTCTCCGGGTCGCCTTGCTTGGCCGCAGGGGTTGTGGTGGGTCTGCCTAGCGATTTTATTGACGCGGCGGTCCCATTTGGCGCCACTCCGAGCATTGGCGCCTACGAGCAGCCGGTGCGCAGGGCGCTGGGTATGGCCGATGGTATTGCTCGGCATACGATTCGGATTGGCCTATGACCCGAGTCGCGCTCATACGAACGCGGCATACCGACCAAGGAACGCAGGGGGTGTTGATCCTGCCGGAGGGGGTGTTCTGCAATACCCTTGAACTCCCGTGGCGCGAGAACAAGCCGAAGATCAGTTGCATCCCCTGCGGAGAGTTTGACGTCAAGATTCGGCAGTCGCCGCGGTTCGGTACCATCTACGAGGTGCAGGACGTTCCGGATCGGCGCTACATCCTGATTCACTCGGGCAATCTGGCCGGGGATGTCACCAAGGGCTATCGCTCGCACGTCGAAGGGTGTATCCTGCTCGGCAAATATTTTGGCACACTCGACAGTCAACTGGCTATACTGTACAGCCGGCCGACGGTTCGTGAATTCATGGACCAGCTTGATAGGCAGCCGTTCCGCCTCATCGTGGAGGATCAGTCATGTGGCAAGTGATACTTGGAGCAGTGACCGGATTTTTAGGGCCTGTTATCACCCAATATTTTGACCTTCAGAAAGAGAAGCTCAAGGCCGAAGAGCGCGCTAAAGACCGTGCGCACGAATTGGCTACGATTGACAAAGAGGGCGAATGGGCTGCGAAGAAGCTGACGATCGAAGGCGACATCAGGTCTGCGGTCGCTGCGGAGCAGTCCTTCGCCGCGTCCTATAACTTCGCAAACGATAAGCTGATTCCTGATGATGCGAAGCTCACAGAAAAGCAGCTGTCCTGGGTGATCCGCATTGAGTTGTTCAGCAAGGCTGTACGCCCGATGATAACCTCTTACTATACACTGGCGTTTACCGTGATGTACGCCGCGTTCGCTTATCAGTGTGTGCAGGCAGGAAGCGACTTTTTCAGCACCGAGGAGGCCAGGGTCATATTCCGTGAAAGTACCTATTCCATTATTGGGATGACCGAGACTACCGGACTGTGGTGGTACGGAGCCAGACTTCTCAGCAAACGAGGCGCCAAATAGTGAGCGATCGAGTCTACAACGCACCGAAAGTTGTCTCCCAGTTCATGCGGAGCAACGCCCCTCTGCGCGTCATCAACGGGCCTCTGGGCTGTACCTCCGCGGATACGGAATTCCTGTCTCCGACGGGGTGGGTTCGTATGGATCAATACCGTGAGGGAATGTTGGTGGCTCAGTGGCACCAGGATGGCCGAATCGAGTTTGTTCAGCCGAGTCGGTATGTTGTGGAGCCGTGCGGAGAACTCATCTATTTCCACAACAAGTCGTTGTCGATGCAGTTGAGCGATGAGCATCGTATGCCGCTCTACCAGTGGGACGGAGCATTCGTTGTGAAGGAGGCGGCTGCGGTTGCTAAGAAGCCGTCGCGGCATATTGTCCCTACAACCTTTACCCCGCCATACGCGGACGCTCCTGTGTCGGATGACGAGATTCGCCTGGCGGTGGCGATCAACGCAGATGGGCACCACGTCAAGCGCGGGTTTCAGACTCAGATTACCGTACGGAAGCCCCGCAAGAAGGCCCGCATAGCGGAACTGCTGGAGGCGGTTGGCGTCGAATTCAAGACGAGGACGTACGCGAGCAGGCCGACAGAGACGACGTTCGACTTCATCCATTCATACAAGGGCAAGCGCTTTTCTGGGTGGTATTGGTGGACATTGTCGAAGCGCCAACTGGCGGTCGTTATCGACGAAATGAGTCACTGGGATGGGTTGTTTACGACGGACGAAGTTCGCTTCCACGGCGCGTATAAAGAGGACGCCGACTTCATCCAGTATGCCGCTCATGCGATTGGCGGAAAAGCGACGATCCACCGAGTCAGATACGCTGCGGCTAACTGGTCTGATCTATATGTGGTTCATGTAGCCATGCCTGGGTCTGTGAAGTCGGTTGTAACCCTGCGTGGAGACGGAGTCACCATCGAGCGGATACCGACCACCGATGGGAAGAAGTACTGCTTTACTGTCCCAACTGGTTTCTTTGTGGCGCGGCATAACAATGCGATATTTGTGACGGGTAACTCGGGCAAAAGCTCGGGGTGCGCCATTGAGATTCTTCGCCGCTGCCAGATGCAGCGTGTTGGGCCAGACGGCTTCCGCCGTTCCCGCTGGGCGATTGTTCGTAACACCGCGCCGCAGCTGCGCGATACGACGATGAAGACCTTCTTCGACTGGATACCTCCCGGGGTGGCCGGCCGGTGGAAAGAGACCGAGAAGACATTCTACCTGGAACTCGGAGATGTTCGTGCGGAGATCATGTTCCGCCCCCTGGATTCCCCAGAAGATGTGCAGCGAGTCCTGTCCCTGGAACTGACGGGTGCCTGGCTGAACGAGTGCCGCGAGATTCCGATGGAGATTCTCCAAGCGCTGCAAGGTCGTCTCTGGCGTTACCCCTCCAAGGCCAACGGTGGTTCGTCGTGGTGCGGGATTATCGCAGATACCAACCCCCCGGAAGAGGGGTCGTACTGGTACAAGGTCATCGAGCATCTGCCTATCGAGGAGACGAACCCGGACTCCGTCGTCATCTGCGAATCGTTCAAGCAACCCTCGGGTCTGTCTCCGGATGCGGATAACATCGCCAACCTCGATAACCCGAACTACTACCAGGACCTGGCGCGCGGCAAGACCGAGGAATGGGTGAACACCTACATCCATGGGATGTACTCCCCGTCGCAGTCTGGTAAGCCGGTGTACCTAAAGAGTTTCAAGGGCGACCGTCATGTCTCCCAGGTGCCGCTCATCCCTGCGTATGGATTGCCTATCGTGGTAGGGGTCGACTTCGGTTTGACCCCAGCGGCGGTGTTCATGCAGATGCAGCACGACGGCCGGGTTAAAGTTCTTCGTGAACTGACCGAGTTCGACATGGGGATCAAGCGGTTCGCCGAACAGCGGCTGCGGCCGATGGTGAAGAACCTGTTTTCCGATATGTCCATCGTCCTTATTGGCGACCCCGCTGGGGTACAGCGCGTGGGGACGGACGAGCAGACGTGCTTCAAGGTGCTCAAGGACAGCGGGTTCTACGCCAAGCCGGCGCATACGAACGACCCTGCGTCCAGGATCGGGTCATTTCTCGAAGCCCTCTCGTCTTATCCGGACGGCGAGCCACTGATCCAGATTGATCCGAGCTGCAAGATGCTCATCGAGGCGCTGCGGTCGAAGTATCGCTACGTCAAATTCAAGGGCGCGGTGGATAAGTTCACTGACAAGCCGGAGAAGAACAACTGGTCCCACGTCATGGAGGCTGCGCAGTACGCCCTCATGTTTCTCTTGAATAAATACGACGCTTCGGATTATATTCACGTCAGCCAGCGTCATAATTCTGACGCCTTCACAACGCGCCGGACTTATCGACCGGCTGATTCCCACACGGGGTACTGATATGATTGATCTCGACCGCAAGATAGCTCAGCAGCTTGGCCCGATGCTCGCTCGTCGCTTCGAGCAGTACAAGAACGACCGGAAGCCGATCGAACTGAAGTGGATGAAGAACATCCGTCAGTTCCGCGGGGTCTATGATCCTGAGATTGCTGAGTTGATTCCGGCCGAGCGGTCTCATGTCTACCCCCGGGACTCCCGTGTCAAGCTCACGGGCTTCGTTGCCAAGATGATGGAGATGATGTTCCCCGTCTCCGAGACGAACTTCGAAGTGATTCCGACCACCATCCCCTCCATCTCCAAACTCGAACTCGACAAGCTCGTCCTGGAAATCGAAGCCAGCCATGTCATGGAGGCCCAGCAGACTGGCCAACTCAAGCCGGTCACCAGCGAAGAGATCGAGGTAAAAGTTCAGGACTTTGCCCGGAAGCGTGCGTCTGCGATGGAGGCCCAATGCAAAGACCAGCTCGACGAAATAGACTACCCCGAACTCTGCAAGCGCGCCTTACGCAGCGGCGGCATATTCAGCTATGGTATCGTAAAGGGTCCGATGGTTCGCTTTCAGCAGGAGCGGTACTGGGAGCCGAACGGGATGACCTATGTGCCAGTGGTGAAGATGGCGCCCCGGCCGGTCTACGACAACCGGAAAGTCTGGGACATCTACCCGGACATGGGCGCGAAGTCCTGGGATAAGCAGGACGGCCTGTTCGAGCGTGTCATCCTGACCCGGCCGGAACTCTACAAGATGAAGGAACGCGAGGAGTTCTATGGCGATGTGATCGGCGAGTATCTGCGCGACCATCAGACCGGGAACTACAAAGTTCTCGACTTCGAGACTGACCTGCGCGTGATGAACAACACGGCGCAGACCTCCGCCCTGGATCAGAGCAAGTACGAAGTCATCGTTTATTACGGCTTCGTCTCGGCACACGAATTGTCCCTGCTTGGCAAGGAGTTCTCCAAGGACGAAATCTGCAACAGCTACCTGGTCGAAGTCTGGATGCTGGATGGCGAGGTCATCAAGTTCGACGGGATGCCGTTCGGCGTGGCCCCGCACAGCAAGTACCATATCTTCATCTACGGCGAGGACGAGGACTCTGGTGTGACGGGGGTCTCGTTGATGGACGACATCCGCGACTCGCAGCTTTCGATCTGTGCCTCGACCCGCATGCTGATGGACAACTCGGCCAGCACCGCCGGCCCGGTCTTTGAAGTGAACCGGGACCTTCTAGCGCGGGGTGAAGACGTCGGTCCGATCCATGCGTTCAAGACCATTTACCGTGAGGGCACAGGTCCGGACGCCCAGGCGCCGGCCGTGCGCGACATACAGATTCAATCCCACATCGCGGAGCTGACGAGTGTCGTCAGCATGTTCCGTCAAAATCTTGACACTGAGTCGACCCTTCCATCCTGGACGATGGGCCAGCCGGAGAAACTGGGCGAGGCCTTCCGGACCAGCAACAACATGTCGATGATGACCGGTGGCGCGACGACCATTACCAAAGACATCGTCCGTTCGTTCGACAAGTTTGTCTCCTCGATCATCCAGAGCCTTGTTGAATGGAATATGGAGTTCAACGAGCGCGAAGACATCAAGGGCGATTTCCAGGTGCGCGCGAAAGGCAGCCGGTCTCTGGTGGCCAAAGAGGTGCGCGGCCAGGCGATCGAGCAGTTCATGCAGACCCTTCAGCCGGACGAGCGGGCGCTGCTCCGTAAGCTGCCGACCCTCCGTGAGCGCATGAAGGCGCGCGACCTGCCCCACGAGCAACTGCTGGTGACCGACAGCGAGGCCGATGAGATTCTGGAAGGAATGGCTATGGAGCAGCAGAAGGTCGCTGCGGTCTCCGAGCAGGAGCAGATGGCCAAGATCAAGAAGCTGGTCGCCGCGGCGCTGAAAGATGAGGCCATGGCCCAGGACATCTCCAGCATGACGGGTCCGAAGGCGCAGAAGTTGATCGTCGACGCGGATACCAAACAGGGCGAGAGTGGGATGAAGCAGACTCAAGGGCTGATGGAGATGACTGCTGAGCCCGAGGAGATGATGTCGTGAGTAAATCAATGACCCGCGAAAGCGAACTGATTGCTAAATTGAAATCGCACCAAGGAACCGAAGTCCTTGCGTTGTGGCTGGAACTGCTTGAAGAAAAATTAGATAAGTACAAGAGTCGCCTGGTCCAATCGGAGGACCAGAACGTCAGAGGTCGGGCGCAGGAGTGTATTGATTTACTAAAGCACTTCCGCAACGATTTGAATTGACGTAGATTTTTTCTTCTAGTAGACTCACCCACAACCATGGAGGAAGTATGCCGGACCCCGCTGAGCAGTTAACTGATGTTATCGATGACTATGCCGTTGCTTTTGATGAAGCGATGGCGATGGACGCCGACCCTGCGCCGGCTCCCGTGGACCCTGCTCCCGTTGCGCCTGCACCGCCGGTTGCTGCTGACCCTGCTCCTGCTCCGGTCGAGGCTCCGGCCGCGCCAGCTCCTGCCGCTCCGCCGGCCGAACTGGTTCAACTCCAAACCCAGGTCGCTGATTTGATGGCGCAGCTAACTGCGCTTAAGGCAGCACCCCAGACTCAGGCGACCGCAGCCCAGGTCGATGAGCTGGAAGACGAACTGAAATGGCTGGAGGGGGAATTCGCCTCCGACTGGCCGGACATGAAGAAAGCGATCGACATTGTCAAAAAGTTGGTAACTCGTGCGCAGGAAGGAAAGATCAAGGAAGTCGCTGACACGGTTACGCCGCTCGTCCAGAAACAAGAGGCGCAGGCCTTCTACGGTGAACTCAAAGCGCTGGTGCCGGATGTCGACACTATCCGCGACGGATTCATCGGGTGGGTCAAATCCCAACCCGAAGCATTGAGGAAAGCCTATACCTCAATCGTGGAGACCGGGACGCCCCAGGATACCGCGGCTCTTATTTCCCTATACAAGCAGGCCGTTCCCGCTCCAGTTTCCCCGCCGGCCGCGCCGGCGATTCCAGCAGCGACTAAGCTGCGCAATATGGAAGACCTCGGAACGCGACGTTCTGCGACCGCCGCCCCAGCAGGGGCACTCGACTACGACAGTGCCTTTAACGAGGCCGACCGCGACCCCAACATTCGGTAAGGAGATTCAGTCATGGTAACTACCAGCAACCTCTCTCAGCGTTCCACCGCCTTCGTGGTCAAGAAACTCTTGACCCGTGCGCTGCCCTACCTCATTTTTGAGAAGTTCGGGCAGTCGTACCCGCTCCCCAACAACAGCACCAAGGTGGCGAAATTCCGCCGCTATCGTGCCCTGCCGCTTGCGACCACTCCGCTGGTCGAAGGCGTAACCCCGACCGGCAAGTCGCTGATGGTCGATGACTACACTGCGACCCTTCAGCAGTACGGCGATTTCGTCCAGATCACCGACGTCGTGGCTGACACCCACGAGGACCCGGTCCTGAGCGAAGCCACCACCGTTATCTCTGAGCAGGCTGCTCAGACCCTTGAGGCCGTCCGCTTCGGTATCCTCAAGGCCGGCACCAACCGCCAGTTCGCGAACAGCGCGGCCAACCGTCTGGCTCTGGCTTCGGCGTTCACCCTGAACGACCTGCGCAAAGTCGCCCGCGGCTTCAAGCGCCAGAACGCCGGCATGATTAACACCATGGTCGGTTCCTCGGCGAGCTTCAACACCGAGGCCATTGAGGCCGGATACATCGCCGTCTGCCATGTCGACTGCGAGAACGACATCCGTGCCCTCCCCGGGTTCATCAATGCCAAGGACTACGGGAGCAAGTCCGCGATGGAGAACGAGATCGGTGCGGTGGAGAATTTCCGCTTCATCATGTCGACCGTCGTCGAGCCGTGGGAAGATGCCACCTGCCCGGCCGCGAACGCTGCGTTCGTTTCCGGCACCACCTACGCCAAGGTCTATCCGATCCTGATCTTCGCCAAGAACGCCTACGGCCTCGTGCCGCTCAAGGGCAAAGACAGCATCACCCCGATGGTGCAGAACCCGGGCAAACCGGCTGTCGGCGATGAGCTTGGTCAGCGTGGATTCGTGAGCTGGAAGGCCATGACCACGGCCGTCATCCTGGCTGACGAGTGGATGTGCCGCATCGAAACCCTGGCCACCGAGCTGTAATCTAACAGGGGGGAGGTAGCCCCTCCCCCCGCTTTCAAAGGAGTTGTATCATGGTAAACTCGATCGCTGTTGGTTCCTTCACCAGTGATGGCAACGCGAAGACCGTGGTCTGCGGTTTCGTTCCGGATGCCGTCATCCTCACCGGGACGGATACTCCGTCGAACGGTATTTATTTCTGTGGCCTGGTCATGGCGAAAGACTCCAACGATCTTTCCAAGACCACCGTCACTGGCTCGGCTGTTGCTGGGCAGTCGACCGCAGCCGCGGTTGTGGCCTATAACTCGGGTGTCGCCGGTTACGTCGGTACTTCGGGTGAGGGCTTCACGGTCGCCGCGACCGCCAGTTGCCCGGAGAACACCAACGCCGCCACCGTGCGTTGGATCGCCCTCCGCGGCCACACCAACCTGCCGACTATTTAAGGCGCTGTAACCATGAGGGGGCGGGTTTCCGCCCCCTCCAATTCAAAGGAGAATGCTTGTGAGCGACAAGGACATGTTTGGGAATCTCATTGAACCCGTTGAAGCAGGCAGCAAAAAGAAACCGGTGGTCAAACCCGGCGTAAAGAAAGCGCCTGCAAAAAAGGCGGAGGTTGCTCCGCCCGCAGTTGAACCGGCCGCTCCCATTGAGGAAGCTCCGGTCGCTGTCGCTGTCCCTGCCCCTGTGATCGAGGAACCTGCTCCTGTCGCAAAAGCCAAGTCTGCTCTCAAACCCGGATGGAAGACGATCATCATCGACGAGTCTGAAGGTGAGGCTAACTATGTGTTCGTCGGCCACAACGGAACGCACTATCAACTCCAGCGCGGCGTGGAAGTCGATGTCCCCCCGGGCGTTCTGGATGCACTGTCTCACGCGGTGGCCACTCGCTATGTCAGCGTTGTGAACCCGGTGACCCAGCAGCGCGAAGCCCAGGCGCGTAACTTCCTGCGGTATCCTTTCCGCGTCACCAGAGGATAAGGCAATGACCCGAGCCGAGATGCTTGCCGAACTGAAAGCCGTTCTTCGTGAGACCTCCTTCGACGCGGCCTGGGGTGACACCCGTCTCCTCATGTACCTTTCCGAAGGGCAGGACAAGTTCTGCGAAGACACCGGATTCTTCATAGACCAGGCGAACTACAACGTGACGACCGTGGTCGGCACAGCGGACTACTCCCTCGATGGGCGTATTATCCGTGTAATCGATGTCTATGATGGCACATCTCGGCTTGGGAAATTCCAGCAATCCGATCTGGTTGGTGATTATCGCTACATGCCAACCTCTTTCCCGTCCGAGACGTCAGACTCCTACCTCTGGCAGTCGGACAAGACGACCGGGTACTTAACTCTGTACCCGACGCCTACCACAATTCGAACCCTGCGGCTCCGTGTGCATCGCTATTCACGGACTGCGTTGAACGCTGCGACTGGTGAGCCGGAAATCCCGGCTCGGTTCCATCAGGCCCCCATCCACTGGGCCGCGTTCCGCGCCATGACTGTGCATGACATGGAGCAGCAGGATAAAGTCAAAGCAGCTGACCACCTGGCGATCTATACGCAGATCAAGAACGAGGGCCGCACGGCGTTCGAGCGGACCATGAACCGGGAAGTGATCGTCTCCCCTAACCGTACCTACGTGGTGTAGCCATGGGTGTTTTCCTTCGAGCAGGGAAACTGAATAACCGGCAGGACCCGCTTCGGTTGGGTGTGATCTCGCGCCAGAATCCGGAAGTCACGTATCTGACGCAGGCGGACAACATCGATTTCGACAACGGGCAGATGGCGACCATGCGCCTTGGGCGGTCGCAGCTGCTGGCCGGGGTTCCGCATAGTCTCTGGTCCCACCCCCACGACGACACCATCGCGTTCTTTGTCGATGCCAGTCGGCTGCGTCGGTTGAACACGGACTACACGGCGACGACCCTGGCGCTGCTGAACTCGAACAACCCGATGTGCTTCTGCCTCGTGAACGGCGAAGTTGTCGCGTCGAACGCGGTCGACATTGGATGGGTGAGCCAGGGGCAGTACGACCCCTTCGCCCCCACGCTTGGTCAGTTCGAGATCGCCATGCCGGCATGCCAGTATCTGACCATGCTGAACGGTGTTCTCTACGGCGCCCGCGGCAGTGTGATCTTCGCCAGCAAACCTCACGACATAGAGCGCTGTGATGAGCGCTTCAGCCAGATGCCTATGAATGGGTACATCCGGATGCTCGGCGCGGTAGAAGACGGCCTGTGGGCTGCGACCGACCGGGACCGTGTGGCGTTCATCAGCGGCGGTGGCGTGGATGACTTTTCCTACGTCGATCGATGCGACGACATTCCTCCTGACGGCGCGTTCGTTGAGGACTGGTGGGAGGAGAACGGCGTGCAGCAGCGCTGCGTCGTGTGGCCGTCCAAGTCTGGTTTCGTCGTCGGCCTGGCTGGTGGCCGTCTGAAGTATCTCGACAGTGACAACATTGCTATTCCGCCCGGAGCGTCCGGCCGTTGTTTTTCCAGAAAAATAAATGGCATTCATCAGTACGTTGCCGTTATACTCGACCCGGATACGGCGGATACTTTCACCCCGCCTTCACTTGTGGTCACAACTCACACAGTAAGCTAAGGAGGAAGTCATGCCAATCCGTCTTTCCACAGGTTTCCGTAACGGTTTCGCCCAGGGCTTCGGTCTGCGCGAGCTGCTGCGTGACGGTCGCCTCTACGTTCTCAGTGGTACGCAGCCGGCCTCGGCCGACAGCGCCCCGACCGGAACGCTGCTCTGCACCTTCACCCTCGCCGGCGGCTCGTACACCGGGGCTACGGCGGCGACCACAACTCTGACGATCACCGGCGGTTCTGGTGGTGATTCCGTGGACACCGTGAAGGTCGGCGGCGCGGGGTTCAATCTTCTCGGCTCCGCGGTGGCGTGGGCTACCAGCGACGACAACACTGCGATCCTTGTGGCTGCGGCGATCAACGCTACGCAGAATCCTTGGAACATCACCGCAGCGCGTACCTCTTCCGGGGTGTGCACGCTCTACGCACCCGCCTGGATGGGCGCCGGCGCCAATGCGATGACCTGCGCAGTCACTGAGACGGGTGGCTCGACGATCACTGTCGGCAATACCGGGACCTTCGCTGGGGGCGTCACCTCGTCCAATGGTCTGAACTTCCAGTTCCCGGCGGCCAGTGGGGTACTCAGCAAGGAGGCGACTGTCTGGCAGGGCACTGCGGCGGCGACCGGGACGGCGTCTTACTTCCGTTTCGTGGCGGGTGGCTCGACCTACGACGGCGTCTCGGGCAGCGATGTCCGCTTCGACGGCAGCATCGCAACCTCGGGTGGCGACCTGACGATCAGTTCGTCCGCGATTGTCAGTGGTGCGATCCAGACGATCAGTGCCTTCACCCTCACCATTCCGGCGGCCTAAATGAGCGATTACTCCGATCTCATCTCAGGAACCAGCGGGCTGGTTAAATACTACCGCATGTCGGGTACGGCGAACTACGTCGCTCCCGTCGGAGGTGGGAGTCCGAACGGTAACTTCTATCATTCGGATGGGTCCTACTGGGATGGGGGTGAGACCGGAGCGATCAATGGCGACTCGGATACGGCCTATGTGTTCACCTCAAACTCCGGGTACCTGCATTGGTTTCTGGCGGGGGTGAACAATCTGAGCACGCTGTGCAACGGAGCGACGGCGATCACCGTGGAATTCTGGACCAAACATTCAGCGACGATTGCTGGGTCCTGCGGGGTGTTCTACCTCATGGGCGGGACTGGCGTCGCCCCAGTAGACCAGTTTCGTGTAGCCTACACCAGCGCCAATGGGTTTGACTTCTTCGCCCGGCCGGATGCGAACGGCGCCGCCGGAGTGACGCTCAATCAGGGAAGCAATCGGATGGTCTCGGGGCGGTGGCACCATGTCGCGTTCATCGCTGACTTTGCGAACGACACCATGTCGATCTACCATGACGGTTCCAGGGTCGCCAACTCCACCGCAGCCTTTACTGAAGGGGCGTATGTGTATTCGCTGTATAACGGCGGGACGCAGGCGTCCTGGGATCGGTTTGGCAGCTTCTCCCTCGGCGGGGCGTCGCTTTACATCGACGAGTTCGCCTTGTACAATGTCGCCCTCACCGGAGAACAGATAGGGTATCGCTTCGGTCTGGGTTCACAGTATCGATTCGAGGGGCAGAAACGCCCCAGACAAGTCCGTGGTTATTACTCGGTTCACCACCTACGCATTTAGAGGAGACCCATCATGGCAGGACTTCAGTTTGTCACTCAGAGTATCGAAACTTCGTGCGTCGGCACGACCGAGACTGCGGTTATCCAGGTCTCCGCGGCGGCGAATCACCCGATCAAGCTCCTTGGGTGGGGCGTGTTCTTCGATGGCACGTCTGTAGCGGCCGAGCCGGTTCAGGTTAAGATCGTTGGTTCGACGGTCAACGGGACGTTTACCAACACCTTGACTGGCACCGCCCCGTTCACCAATGGTTCGAAGTGCTGCATCAACGGCCGGACTGAGACGATCCAGTCGACCGGTAAGCACATCGCGACCGGTGGTAACCTTCCGACTGAAGCCATCATCTACGCCAGCCTGGAGGTACACCCGCAGTCCGGATACGAGGCTCGGTTCCCTCTCGGCCAGGAGCCCATCATCGCAGGCGCAGCGGCGGTATCGATCGTTGTACTCGCACCCGCTACGGTGAACTGTCGCGCGATGCTGATCTGCGAGGAGTAATCTCCTATGTCCCAGCCTATTCGGCGGACATTCGTACGTAGTGGTTTCCGTGGTGCGATTACGCACATCATGGCGAACGACTACACGGGCCAAGTTGTTATCCCGCTGTTCTTCTCGACAGTGCAGGCGAACAACACGGCGTGGGAGGCAGACCTGTCGATGCCGCTCTTCCAAGTCTCAGGCTTGGTCGAGCACAACACGGGCGATGTCATCCTCCCTCTGATCGAGGTTTCCGGTACGCACATCACCGGCGCGTGGGCGATCGCGGACATCAGCATTCCGTTGTTCACGTCCGCCGGTACTGCGCAGCTTGGGACGTTCGCTGACATAGAAATCCCGTTGTTCACTGTGGCTGGGGACTTGTTCGAGCAGCCCGTCCTCGCTGGCGATATTGTGATTCCGCTGTTCTATGTTGACGGACTGATGTCGCGCGGGGCCGTTGGTTGGTTGACCACGTCCCCCCATGCCGCGTGGGTTGTGAACAAGGACACGGTGCAGCACTCGACGTATTCCAACTGGCAGGTCAACTCGCTGGTGCAGTTCAACGGCACGACGCTGCTTGCTTTGCCAGACGGTATCTACGAAGAGACGGGCGACGTCGACGGTACGGACCAGATCGACTTCAAACTTTACTGGCCTCCGACTGAATTTGGGAAGCAGGTCCAGAAGCGTGTCGATGCGGTCTACGTTAATGGCCGGTTCCTTGGGAACTTCCGCGTTGTTTCTCTCTGCGACGAAACCCAGAAGCGGGTTTACACCCAGGACATGACGAACTTTCCGGTCGGTGCCCATCCGAAGCGCGCGCTCTTCACGCGGAATCTTATGGGGCGGTACTGGCAGATCGGGATCGAGAACGCCCTGGGTAGCCGGATTACGATTGCTGACCTGGAAGCCATGCCGATCGAGCACCAGAGACGGCTCAGATGACAGAGCTGAAGAAGCTATACCAGAACGGCGCGCCGGCTTGGCTGACTGGCTGGGCGGAGAACAAGGCGCTCGAACTGGATGCTGTCCGGGTAGCCGCTGGCTCTGAGCTTACGACGAAGACACTGTTCATTGAGGGGTTCTACGTCCTGTTCCGCCTGTCCGACGAGGTGCGTAAGGTCATCGTCTGGGGCGGGGTAGACCTCGGGCACATCATGACGTTGGCTCCTGACGGGTCGGTTTTCGTTTACGACTGGGAAGCGGACGCTCTTGTTCCTGTGGGGACCTACGAATCCGGCGCCGGAGAAGAGATTCACCCTGCGTTCAACACGACCTGTCATCTGGGGGAGAAGACCGGACTGACGTTCGGCCAGACCTGGGTGCCTTCGGAGTTGATTCCGGACATCGTCCGAGTGAATGAGTGCCCAGATTACGAGATGGAGATTCTCCGCAAGGGTGACCTCGAACTCTGGGCGCGCGTTGGCCCGGACGCTGCGGCGGTCGCCGAGCTTCCCAACAGAACCGTACCGTTCACATGGGTGGACGAACTGAACGCCCCACAGGGGGCGTTGGCGGTGTTCCCCGGGTATCCGACGGGCTCAGTCTGGAACCTGATGCAAGGGATCGACGCCTGGGCATTCTCTCCGTTCACCCGCAATGTCTTTCCGTACTGGTCGTGGCAGCCGGCGGTCGTGTACCAGGAGCCGGGGAACGGGTTCTTCGTTCCGGGGTTCTACTATGGCGACACAGCGAACCGCGGTGGTGTGCTGGTCGACGGCGGGATCAACGAACTCGGGGCGCCCTTTGGCTTCGAGGCGATGGACGTCACATTCTGCGCGATCCTGGACAACAGAAAACCAAATTCCAAGAAGCCCTACGGTTACTGCGAGATGCTGACGCGGGTGTACCCGGCCCCAGAAGGGCAGCCGGAACGACGCCGGCACCTCGCAGGGTTCCTCTCTGTGCTCCCCCCTGAGACCAGGTCCAACCTGACTTCGTTCTATCTATCCATCCTGAACCAACGGTACGCCGGCACGTTTCTGGATAGCTGGACCTCGACGTTCGACATTGACCTGACCGATGTCTTCGCTGATGTTCCTGACGACGAGGATTTGTCTGTCCACCTGTGGAATTTCTACGACCGCAAGGACGACGAAGAAGCGGCGATCGATGATCCGACCTATGTTCCTCGGGACTATGATTCGACGGCGTTCGTCGCTGCCTACCAGCGGCATGCTACGTTGTACAAGACACCGGCCAATCCGTTCCTGCTCTACGAGACACGCAAGTACCACTCGCACTCCGTATCGACGGACGGTTCGAAGGTCGCGATCTTCGAGAGTGAGGACTCTGATCCTGGCGTGATCTCCCATGTCGTCGTGTTCGACATGTACTTCGGGTTCTTCGGCACCGTACCGCGGGACAACTTCATTACTGTCGACCGCTACTACATTATGACGACCCCGGATGGGGAGCGTATCCAGTACCGCGTTGTGCGCGCCGGGCAAACGTCCGCGGATGAGGTTATCTACGACGGCTCCGAGACCATTGTTGACGGAGCGGCCGTCTTACAGCGCGACGGCAAGGGGTTGTTCCTGGCGAACTCGGATGTCATCGCTGGCGCCGAGGCGACAACTGCCTGCATTATCCCGCGCCGCGCTGTCTTTGGGCGTGACGAAGCCGCGGAACGCCCGATCTCACAGACTCCATATTCTTTGCTGGCCGTCGAGAAGAAAACCGTCGACGATACAGATACTTACAAATGGCGCTCGCATCTCGGGCGGGTGACCTACGGCTGGCCGGTAACCAGTGGGTACGGCTGGGTGAAAATCTGGGTTCCCGATGGTATCCATGCGCAGGCCCGGCAGATCAACGACCCATGTATGCTTGGCGGGATAGCGATCCTACGTCCGGCCGCGCTGCCCCCTGGAGGTACGCAGTACACCGTTACCATTACCGAAAACGGCGTGGACACGAACTACACGGGGACGTTCGCTGAGCTAAAAGACCTGCTGCCCTACGTGCTCTACTCGCTCTACAGCGGGGAGGAGGATGGATTCTACGAGGTCGGTCTCTGCAAATGGAAGATGGACCCGAGCGATACGCTCTCGACAACACCCGATACGACGGCCCCGCTTCCGATCGGTACGACGTTTTCTGTCACAATCACCCCAGGGTCGGTGCTCTACCCGGCGGCGTCTTCGATACCGAGTTACTGTCGTGACGCGCGGACCGGGCGGACTGATGCGGACGGGAACGAAATCCCTGATGACGCGACCTACATTATCCCCGAGTGTCTCGAAGTAACCGCGCCGGTAGGGCTGGCAGTTGACGGCTCTGAGTACGTTGCCAGTGGCGGGGTTCCCCCGTATTCCTGGTCGCTGACCGGAGGCGGGGAGTTGAACGTTTCCGAAGATGGGACGCGAGTGACGATCACGGAGGGCGGAGGGTGTGGCACAGGGCGGCTGACTGTTACTGATGTATGCGGGACTTTTGCTGATCGGGAGATTAAATACTCTAGCGGATTTTGGGAGACGGACTGGACGCACGACGCTTCTGGGACCATAAACTATACCTGCCAAGAACCGGATGCTTCGCAAGGGATACCCGGGAATAAGTGCGAATACTACACGTTCTGCGGATTTCTGTCGGCGTATACTACCACTGCCTTTGGTACGCGGCAGATTCGTGAGGACTGGGCCGTTATCCTTGGGGGTTGCAACCCGTGCCCTGACGACGAGTACCCGTGGAGCTATGGATGTGCGCAGTGCAGTGGCGGTTGTAGCCTGACGCCTGTGACAAGTAACCCATTCACCAGCGGTTTGTGCGGGAGCATAGCGTCGGCAAAGTATTGCGTTATCGAACGCTACTCCAAGAACTGGGTATGTCTATGATCTTCGAAGATATTTACGCCGGCAAGACGGCGCAGCAGATCGGGCTGAGGGACTCCGACTACGCGTCAAGAAAGGCCCTCCTCGATCGGTTCCTCGCCCAGTGGGGTGGCGGAGACCTGCGTGCGGACTACGTCGCCTGGATTAAGACACAGCCGGAGGGGCAGACTCCGAGCTATCCAGCAATGCCCGAGGCCGTAGAGCGCGCAGGGAATCTTGGCCGGGCGCTGTTCCGTTTTGTTGTGGCCGGGCTGCCTATCGAGACCCGCGAGCATGCTGACGCGCGCGTCAAAATCTGTGAAACCAATGAATGCGGGTTCTATGATGGGTCTGTTTGCCGTCATACCAAGTGCGGATGCTTCACAAAAATAAAAACTTTCCTCGAAACAGAACATTGCCCTATTGGCAAATGGTGAAATTTTCTGTAGACTTGCTTCATTCAAAGGAGCATCGCTATGCCGTTGACAAATACAGAAGTCTGGACCGAAGTTAAGTCTGCCATTGCGATCCTCCAAGCGAAGGTGGACAGTGCCGTCAACGATCTGCAAACGGAAGCGAATCGGCTGTCCGACCCGTGGGACTTTATCGAACAGGATAAAGAGAACCAGGGCATCCAAGGCGCCGACCCGGTCACGGCTCCCGTCATTGGTACGTTCACCAAGCCGGCGTTCGTCTTCAACCCCGAGGACTACGTCAATGGCGATCTGGTCAAGTACCGGTACGAATCTGACTTCTTCCTGTTCCTCGATCCTCAGCTTCGTGACTCCATCCTGAACGAGACGGTCGGTATCGCTGCGTACATTCAGCAGGACATCTTCGACCAGATGCACGACCGGGACCTCCAGACGTTGAACGACGCTCTGGATGCAGTCGACCGCAAGCAGGCCCAGCGGGGCTTCCCGATCCCGACCAGTATGATGCTGGCCGCGCGTAATGATGTCATCAAGAAATACCAGGATACCCGCAACGACCGCAATCGCGAAGTGACGGCTCTGATCGCCGAGCGCGCGCAGGCCAACGTGCACCACGCGATCGACTCGGGTCTGAAGATGGAGGACATCAACTCTCGCTTCCAGCTGGAGTACGCCAAGATGTTCTACGTCATGGCCGAGGTACTCATCAAGAAATACGCGACCGAAGCCGAGGTGGCGATCAAGGAATTCCAGACCAACGCCGAAGCTGCGATCAAGCGGTACGAGGCTGACGTCACAAACCAGAAACTCACCCTCGAAGAAGACGCGCTCTACATCCAGCGGCTGCGGTCGTATATCGACCAGAACAACCAGATCGCCCGTGCGCTGATCGAGCAGTCCGAGGCTGCGACGGCCCGCAAGCTGGCCGCAAGCCAAGAGGTTGTCAACTACTACAAGTCCCAGGTAATGGGTACGACAGGCCAGATGAACGTGGTCAACGTCGAGACGACTACGACATAAGGAGAACGATCATGGCTGAGGAAATGGCCCGTTTAAATCCAAGTCTGCTCTCCCGTCTTTGGCGCGGGGAACTCGGCTCCAGTCCTCCGGAGTCTAATTATGCGTTCTACCAGGACGGCCAGTCCGCCACTCCAGGGGGGCTCATTGAGGTACCCGGAAAAATCTGGCGTGGGGAGCTTGGCGCCAGTCCTCCTGAGTCGAACTACGCGTACTACCAAGATGGGCAGTCGGTTCCCGCAGGGGCCAGCGCCGCAGGTGCAGCGACCTCCTCACCCGCAGCCACTACGGCGGCAAACATCCCAGGGCCTCCCGGCATTGCGACAGACGAAACGCTCCCCGGCAACGTAGCTCGGCAGGTTCGCCCTGGCGTAACCGAGGTTATCACCCCTGGAACCCAGAAGAGCGGGACCCGGTTCTTCACCAATCTCTTGGAGTCGGGTGCGAATCCGGAGCAAGTAGCTGGCTTCTACAAGGAGATGAACAAGCCCGGCGCGATGGTCGCCTCAGACGGAACTCCTGTCGCGCAGGATACTGCGAGCGCCATGGCCGGTCGTCTTGGCGGCTCGGCCGCAGGTGGGGCGGACCTTACCATCGACACTGGCCAGCGCATCGGCGACATCATCCGGGAGCGCCAGATCGGTGAAGACCCCTTCGCCTACCTCGCCAGTCTTCGTGCAGCCAGCGAACTCGCGCAGGAGAGCCAAGGGGAAAGTTCGAAGAAGTTCAACCGCGTGGCCAAGTTGTCCGAACTGGAGACCGCGCGCCAAAACGCGATGTCTGCGCGGTTGTCTGGTGAAGCTGCGGTGGCGAAGGCCAGCGCGAAGGGCGGTGAGCGGAAGGTTACTTCTACGGTCGACACTACGCTCCCAGGAAAAGCGGAGACCACGTTCAAGGATGAGAACAGCGGCCGTACGTACGCGATCCCGAACTCCATGCTCGGCAATTCGCGGTACCAAGACATCGTAACGGAACTCGAAAAGACCGGCAAGATGGATACGTTCGACGCGCAGATCGCTGCGAAGAAACTCTTTGAGGCTGAGCAAGCTTCCGCTGGAGTGAAATAATGGCGACCGAACTGACGGACTACCTCCTCCAGCGGCTCGGACCGGGAACGGCCGCTCCTTCGGCTACGCCAATTTCCCAGGCGGTGGCTTCACCTACTCAGCCCGCCACGGCTCCTGCTGCTCCGGCCGTTCCTGCTGCTGACCCTCTCCAGCAGGCCCTCGCGAATATCGAGGCGACCCGGCCCGCGGCTCCGCAGGCTCCGGTTGAAGAAGCGGGTCTTCTGACCAAGCTCGGGTACGTTCCAGCCGTCGCCGGCGAGGCGATCCAGAGGGCTACGACTGGGGCGCTCAGCTCGGGTCTGACTGCGGCGCAGGAATTCCTCGGTGGTACGTACGAGACCAAGGGCGCAGCCGGCCGGGACTTCGCCGATGCCTCGATCGATTGGCTGGATCGGCAGACCCAAGACTACTCTACGCTGGACGACGCCGCCCGGGCGTACGGCATGAGCCGAGACGGTGAGATTTTCAAGATCATCCGTGATACTCCAGCGTCCTTCGGTACGTCGATGCTGTCGACCGGAGCCGGTCTTGCAACTCAGGCTGGGCTGCGCGCTGCTGGTGTTCTCGGTACAGTCCCGACGGCGGGGGCTTCGAATGTGGCGGCTGCCATCGCAGCTCCGATCGCTGGTGCGGCGGTGTCTTCGGCGGTCATGTACGCAACGACCAAGGCCGACACGCTCAAAGACCTGCTGAACGCCATGAACGAGGCGACCTTCGAAGCTGAGGGGCGCTATCTCGATGACGCTGAGATCGCGCAGTACACCAAGCAGTTCTCCGATGTCGCCGACCGCGTAGCCAAAGCCGAGATCGGTACCGAGGCGGCGAGCACCCTGGTCCAACAGGCCCTGCTTCCGAAGGCTGGGCGACTGATGCGCCTGAACCCCGGCGCTGCGGCCTCTCTGCTCAAACGAATCCCCCTAGTAGGCAAAGCCGCGCAGACTCGACTGGGCCAGATGGCGGGCATCATCGCTGCGGACCTCCCCTTGGAACTGGCCGGCGAGACCGCGGCCGAGCGTATTCAGTCTCAGCAGTTGGCCGAAGCGACCAAGGGTACGAGGATCGAGCAGCCGTTCGCGGATAACTATGCGCCGGGTATGGCCGGTAACGTCGAGGCGTTCAAGAACATCGCTGGCGTCACGACGGCACAGACTGTGGCAACCGTCGGTCTGACTGGCGGGGCGAACATCGTCAGCGACAAGCTCCGTGCCTGGCGGGAAGAGATCGCCAAACGTAATGCCCCGGCTCCGCCGGCAACGCCCCCGGCGGCCGGGGAAACTCAGGAAGACGTTGCTCCTACCGCTGAGCCAGCCGCTCCATTGCAGCTTGCCACCCGGTGGCAGCAGGATGTTCGTGCTGCCGCTGAGATCGAAGCCCCGCTCCAGAAGCAGATGGCCCGCGCCGCCGCAGAGAAAGCTGGTAAGCCGTTTGATGAGGCCGCGTTCGACGCACAGCTGACCGCGGTTCGTAATGGCGAGGATGACGGCCGGGCGTTTGAGGCGATGGTCGAGTCGCTCTCGGTTGGCCGAGACAAAGGCCCGGTGGTTAAAGGCCAGCCTATCGCTGAACTGGTGAAGCGCGCCAACACCATCGATCCTGCACTGGGGAATGTCGTCGCCCGCTTGTTCATCGACAAGCAAGGCAAGAACTTCAGCGGTACGACCGCCCAGGTGGAAGTCGTAACCGAGTACCTCAACGAATTGGCAGGAGGGACCAATGCCCAAGCTCAGCAAACAGGAGTGGGTCAAGGCCAAAATCAAGAAGTTAATGTCGGAGGGCAAGCCCCAGAAGCAGGCGGTGGCCCAAGCGCTGTCAATGTGGAAGCAGGACCACCAACAGTAGACGCCGAGTTTATACCTGAACCGCAGCGTACGCTTCCGGCGCCGGCCGCTCGTCCCGCTCTGCCACCCGGCGTCGGCACGATCAATCTTGGCGAAGAAGCGTCGACCGACGGAATGGTCTCCGAAGAAGTCGCTGCGGCGCAGGAAGACTTGAATCGCTTGATCGTAACCGAAGAACGCCCGATTCAGATGGTCAGCCAGACGTGGTTCCAGCGGTACTCTCAGTTGCCGGTCGAGCAGCTAGAGCCGACGCTGCGCCAGGTTCGGCGGATGCCGTTCGGGAAGGAGCGCACGCTTAAAGAGCAGGCACTTCAGGTCCTTATCACTCACCGTCTCGGTCCGAAGCGTGCTACGCCTGCCGCTCCCGCGCAGGCTCCGACAACTACAGCTGCCCCCTCCGCCTCCGGACCGACGGTTGTGCCGCCGGTGACAAGCGCACCGCAGGGGGCCACTCCTCAAGCTCCGGCCGTCACGCCGCCGGCTGCTCCTGCTCCTGCTCCTGCTCCTGCTCCTGCTCCTGCTCCTGCTCCGAAGCCGAAGACCCAGAAGGAAGCGAAGGTCGCAGCGGCTCCGGCACCGAGACAGCCCGGTGTTCTCCCTGAATCGTGGGAGGATTTCAAAGCAGCGTGGCTGGCCGAGGGCGACGGTCGGATTCTCGACGAAATGATGGAGCAGGCCCCCGAGACTCCGGCTGGCGATAAGTATATGGACATGGAGCGTAATCCGTCGTACGCCGACAAGCTCGACAAGATGACGCTGGCCGAACTGCGCGCCGAGGAGGCTCGCCTTATCGAGAAGGCCCGGCAATCCAAAGGGGCGAAGCAGGACCTCATCAAGCTGGCCACGCTCCAGACCCACCCGAAGATGATCGAGGCCCGCAAGTCCAAGCCCACTCCGCCGCCCACGAAACCGGGAGGTGGGCCTACCGGGGGAAAGCCTAAGCCGGCTGCCCCTGCGGCGCCGGCTGCTCCCGCTGAAACTGCGCAGCAGAAGAAAGCCCGTGAGCTATCCGAGCGCGCCACCGCGCAGTTCAACGCACTGGGCAACGAGGGTACGGTTACGATCACCGCGGCCGAAGCGCCGAAGACTGGCATGGTCGCCAAGGTTGTGGCGTTCCTCCAGAGCAAAGGCGTCAAGGTTAACTTCGTCTCGATCACGGGTACGGACAAGATCAATGGCTTCGTCGATGGTGGGGAAATCTACCTGAACGTCGGCGCCAAGGCTCCGCATCTCTTCGTCCTCGGCCACGAACTCGGGCACCTGGCGGACAACATGAACGCCAAGGAAGCCAACGCGTGGCGCGCCACCATGCGGGATAAGTTCCGCATCCTCGATACCGAAGAGTCCATGGACGCCATCGGCGAACTGGCTACCAGCGAGAAGTTCTGGAAAGACCTGATGAACGGCCTGGCTGAGAAGTCCGATCCGACCACCGCTCGCCGCATCATGGATAAGGTTCTCGACGTCCTGACTGTCGTGGCCGACGCCCTCGGTGGCAACGCCAAAGAGGTACGCAAGCAGCACAAGGAATTCCAGAAGATCAGAACGCAGGCGATCAAGGCGCTGAACGAAGCGATCCAGGTTGGGACTGTGGCCGGGGAGGAAGTGCAGTTCTCCATCGAAGATAAAACAAAGCGCAGCCTTGAAGTTGCGGCGATGTTTGATAGTATCGTTCAAGAGGTCAACAAACCAAAGGAGGCAGCTCGTGGCCCAGTTGTTCAAGTCACTGTACCCGAACCCGGAGTCCCCGCAGGAGCTGGGACAACAGGTGATAGCGCTGAGTCACGAACTCGCGAAGCGCAGGATGCAATCTTCACAGACCTCGGAACCGCAGCCACAGCCTTCCGAGTCGCAGAGTCTGCCGTCCAGCTAGAGGACCTGTGGAGAGACGCCCCGGAGATGGTCGACTCCATCTTCGAAATGGAACGCGATACTGCCAACGGCGTCGATAACTTCGACAAGCAGGCCATGGTGGAGATTGCCAACCGCCTGCGCGCGCTCGGCTACGAAATCCCAGCCAACCCAGAGATCGCCTTCGATGGCACGGTCGGTCAGTTCTCCGATCAGTGGGTACGTCTGTTCTTCCCTGCCCTGGCAGGGGTGTACCGCCAAGCTGGTCCACGTCTGGGGCTGACTGAGGATCGCTGGGAACTCAACGACATGGTCCAGTACACCCCCGAGACTGAGTCGGATACGGTGGATGCCATCAGCAAGGCCCTTGGCAAAGACCCTGAGATTCAGTTCTCTATCTCCGACGATGTCTCCGACGCGGCTCGGTCTTCGCTGAGCGCGGCCAAGAAACTCGGCACTGGCATCAAGGACATGATGAAGAATCCGAAGGCCGGATGGGACGCCCTGCGCTACGAGGCCATCAAGATCATCATTGGCATGATGCCGCTCAACCAGCTGCGGGACGGCGCTGGGTATCTCTTCGACCGCCACGGGATCACAGTCAAGGTCGGGAACAAGTTCCACTCTGGCAATCCGCTGGTGGTCTACGAGCGCATGATGGGTGAGTTGGTCTCCGAGCGTAACAAGATCGCCAGCGACATGGCGACGACTCTCAAGGCCATCACGGGTAACCCCGAGAACGAAGCGCTCTTCGGCGAAGTGGCGACGGACATCTCGTATCTTCAGATGGACCCGCGCAAGCGCATGGACGAATACCACGCTGGGGGCTGGATACCGGAGAGCGCCGCTGAACTTGGTCCGCAAGCGCGCATCGAAGCAGCGCAGGAAGCATGGAAGAAAGCCGGCATGGAGAAGTCGACCGGCCTGACCTACTCGCAGGCGTACAAGGAAGCGTCCAAGCAGTACGCCCGCCTGACTCCTGAGTTGAAGAAGGTCTATGACAGCGTGGCCATGCAGCTCACCAGCCTGCGCGATGCGCAGCGCGATGCGTTCATCCAGAAGCAGTACGACCTCGGGAACAAGCTGGTCGATGACTACGCCAAGGACATCACCGCGGAGATCATCAAGGCCGGCGGCACACAGGCCCAGGCGGAGTCGTATCTGACCAAGCTGCGTGGTCCTCAGATGGAAGTCGATCAGGCGGTTGCTGGTCTGAGCCAGAAGATTGGCGACCTGACCACGCTGGTCATCGCCACCCAGACCGAGACAGCCAAGGCCGCAGCCTCGGCGACCGCTGCGTACAAGAAACTCCACGGGGTCTACATCCCCTTGGCTCGCTTTGGCGACCACGTTGTCCGGGTGACCAACGACAAGGGCGAACTGATGGAAGTCCGCCACTTCGAGAATACGTTCGAGCGAGACCTGTTCAAAGACGAAGCCATCGCAGCCGGGCTCAAGGTCGAGATGTTCGTCAAGCCGGACTACGCCGTCAATCCGAAGGACATCCCGGACGCCTTCACCAAGCAGTACAGCGCAGCGACCGACGCCATCTACGAGCGGATGCTGGCTCGCGAAGCGGAGCGACTGAAGAACAACGAGATTACTGAGGACGACTTCAAAGAACTGGAGCGGGCGCTGAAGGCACAGCAGACGGCGCAGCATTCCATGATGTACCACGTCTGGCTCTCGACCCTGCCCGAGACCAGCGCCATGAAGAACTCCATCAAGCGTAAGAACACCAAGGGCTACAGCCAGGACATCAGCCGGGCCATCGCAGACTACACAGTTCGCCATGCCTCGTACGCTGCGCATACGCGCTACGACCATCTGCTCGGGGGCGTCATCACCGACACCCAGGAGTCCCTGCGCAAGCTGGCCAAGGACAACACGACCGACACCAAGTACGAGATGAGCGTGCTGAATTCGCTGCGCTCCCGCCTGACGCACCACGAGAAGACGGAAGGATCGAGCTGGCTGGCGCAGAAGCTGGCCTCTGCCTCGACGATCTGGTACATGTTTTCCCCGTCTGCCTACTTCATGCAGCTCTCGCAGATCGGCATCGTGGTCGCCCCGGCCCTCTCCGCCAAGCACGGCGCGGTCAAAGCCACGGCAGCACTGGCCCGGGCAACGAAGCGCGCGATGGCGTCCGATCTGGATACCGAGAAACTTACGGACGAATACCTGGGCAGCACCGGCCGGCCGGAAGACCAGAGCGTTGCCTACGTAGCGCACATGTTCCACCAGCGCGTGACGGCCGAAGACTACGAGAGCGGTCGGTACCCTGGCAAGCAGGTCGGCGACTATAAGTACAGCGGGCAGGAGATCGAGGCTGAGATTCGCCGCCGCGGGCTCGGGCAGAAAGACATCGACCGCGTCGTCATCAAGCGCGCCATGATGGATAACCTCATCGACATCAGCCTCTCGGCCGAAGTGGTTCGCGAAGCCGGCAGCCGCGTCTCTCTTGGGGTCACTGGCCTGGCTGCGCGGCCGATGAAGATGGGTGAGGAATACTCCCGCAAGATCGCCATGCTGGCGGCGTTTGATCTAGAGCGACCCTCGGCGCCTGACATCGCCCGGGCCTTTACTTCGGCCAGCCGCGACGTGCACGACACGATCTTCAATTACTCGCGCGAGAACAAACCGAACTTCATGACGCAGAACGACCTGATCCGCGTTGCGTCGCAGTTCCAGTTCTACCGCCTGAACGTCCTGGCCCGCATGATGATTACTGCGCACAAGGCATGGGGTCGGGAGGGAACGACGGACGCTGAGAAGAAGCAAGCGCGTAAGGAATTCTGGTACGCCAACGGCTCGGCCCTCGCCCTCTCCGGTGCGGTCGGTACTCCGCTGGCCGGGGCTGGGTTCCTGATGGCTGACCTGATTCGCAAGATGTTCGGTGATGAGGAAGACGAGCCGTTCGTCGACACTGAGCAGATGTTCAAAGACCAGATGGGTGCGGTTGCCTCGTACGGTCTGCCGTCCATGATGGGTATGAACGTGGCGCAGCGTATCGGTCCTCGCTTCGCAGTCCCTGGGCTGGGCGAAGGCGCACCGGAGAACCTGGATGGCAGCCAGTGGTTGGCATGGCACGCACTGAATCTCCTCGGTCCGAGCTACCAGCTGGCGTCGAACATGACCGACGCGGTGAACTCCTACCAGAAGGGCGACTACGCCGCTGCCGCCATGAACGCCACGCCGAAGTTCATGCGCGACACGACCCGGGCGTTCCAGATGGGGCTCACCGGTGTGCGTAACAAGCAGGGCCAACTGCTGACTGAGGAAACTCTGAACCCTGTGGAGCTGCTGGTCATGGCCGGCGGGTTCAACCCCCAGGATTATTCGAACATCACCTCGCAGCAACGGGCGATCATCAAGCTCAAGTCCCGGACGCAGAAGTTCGAGCAACGCGTCATCGACCGCTGGGCCAAGGCCTTCTACGAGAACGATGCCGAGGGGATGGACGAGGCCAACGCTGTCATCCTGGCCTATGCAGAGAAACATCCTGAGATGGCTGCCGGTATCAGCGGACAAATGACCTCGGCTGTGCGTAAACTCTACGTGGCCGACTACCCGATCAAGACGAAGGCAGACTACCTGGCCGCCGAGACCCTCGGCTACAACGAAGGAGAAGGACAATGACCGACAAAGATATGCTGGACCCTTGGGCCTCGCGCCTGCGGGGGCAGACCCCTCGCGCGGTAGCCACGATCAACAAGCCGATGAACCTCGGCGGGATGAACCAACCGATGCCTGAGACCATGGAAGCCCGCGCTATGAAGCAGCGTCAGGCCCAAGGGATGCCGCTGTCCCCGACCGATCCGGAACGGTGGCGGCGGTAAAAAAATTCCCCCGGCGGTTGGCCGGGGGCATGGGGAACTGCTCTTGCACAAGTACTATAGTCGTTCAGTAGACGGAAGTCAAGTACTTCCGTCTATCTGTTTACTCTCTTCCGCTGCTTTTTTCTCTTCGGCATCCGCCGCTTCGCAAGCGCCGCAATGTCCCTCGCAGACGTACTGGTTCAGTACGACACAGAAATCACACGCCTTACCCATGACTTGCCTCCACGATAGGTTCCACAGCGTTGCAGATGGACTTGAAGCGGTGGTCTTTCACCTGTTGATCCTTCGGTAGCTCCTCGTAGGGTACGCAGCAGGGATGTTCGCGGAGTTCAGCGTCCTTTATTGGCCCAAATTTCCATCCGTGAGCGTACTTCTCCGCAAGCCACGATTCATGGCTTGCGCTCGGCGGAGCATCCGGGTGCTCCAGATTGAACTTTACTCCGTTAACCGCACTGGTTCTCTGCCATTCCGGAGCATCATCCCATGGCTTTTGACTGTGGTCTCCCAGTCCGGCGCACAGCGCGCGGTTCGCTTCGTGGCAAATTCTTGCGACATCAGTGACGGTCATACGCACCTCCTAGTTAGCAGCGTTTGCTGCGTTGGTTGTAGTGTCGACGAGGGCGAGGAGTACCTGGCCCAGCTTCGGATGTTTCATGTTCAGTTCCCAGCAGGGCTGCTGGGCGCCGGCGTACTCTGTCCCTGACCCAAGAACCTTGCGCTTGTTGCTGCTGAGCAGCGCACCGCAGCCCTCCATCTCGCGACGGATGTCGTTGTAGGCGTAGTGTTTCCGCGCCATCCAGGTATGCAGCGCACTGCGGCTGATGTACAGGCGGTTGGTATCCATCTCGCAACGGATAACCAGCGGGCCCCGCGGGCCGTCGAAGACCCGGACCAGTTCGCCCGGCTTGGCCTTGGACGTGTCGAGGATCACGCGGTTACTGACGTGCTCGTCGAGGAACTGACCTAGGGCACCGGTGCTGTCATTGACCAGATCGACCTTCACCCCGCGCATGGCGTTGATCGTCTCGACACACCAGTCGAACAGGGCCGTGATGTTGAAGTGCGTCAGCCCGAGCTTATTCGACAGCAGTGCACCGTAGAGCGCGACGGCAGCAGTGGCAGACCAGAAGCGTTCCTCGCCGGCAGCGCCGGTCTTCTTGTCCAGCTTGGCCGTGATGACGTCGATGTTCGTCCGATGCTGGTCGAGGTCGGAGATGAGATGCTTGATGTACACCCGGCCGACATGCCCGTAGTTCTCCGAGCACATGCGGTAAATCTGCGTGGCCGTGTTGCGATCGAGCAGCGGGGTGTGGCGCACGTCGAACTGGAAGATACGATTGATCTCCGCGCCGGCGTCGCCCTTGAGCACCCCGAGCTTGTCGACAAGGGAGGCGTTCGAGGAGACCAGCGCCAGGGTATTCCACTGATTCAGCACGCTGCGCTCGGTGGCGGAGCGACTGAGCCTGACCTTATCCCTGCCTTGAGTGATGCGGTACACGAAGTCCGACAGGTCCTGCGACTCGATGTTCGTCACCTCGTCGATGTACAGCGGCAGGTTTCCGTAGACCCCGAGCCGGCTGACCAGTGCGTTCTTCGTGTCGTCCTTGAGCATCATCAGGCGGTCGGGCTTACCATAGGCAGACAGCGCCCACATTCCGATCAGCGTCTTGCCGGCGCCGGAGGGGCCGACCATCGAGACCATCGCACCGGAGTACCCGGTGAACTTCATCAGCGGCGCGCCGAAGGCAGCGGCTGCCATCGCGAACGCGTATGGCTCCATCCCAGGCTGGCCGAGAATCTTCGTAGCCTCAGTCCAAGGGGCGAGTTCGCCCTCGGCATGGAACGCCTCAGCCGCGGTCGGGATATTCTTGGCCAGGGCAGCGTCTTCCTCTGCGCCGTTGGCGTAGTAGATTTTCTTACCGAGGACGAACGCTCTGCCCTGCCGCGTCTCCTTCCATCCCATCTGGCAGAGGAGCTGGGTTATGCGCCGGTTCCTCTGGAGTTTCTGCGCATAGCTTTCCATGTAAGCACACATCGCCTTTCGTTCGTTAAGCCCCGAGACCTTGACGTGGTTGTCCCAGAGCAGAGTCATCAGCGCCTTCTGGTCGTTGACCAGCGAGGTCCGCATCGAGAATTCCATCCAGCCCTCTAACGGCAGGTGGTGCCTGATCGTGATAACCTCGTACCCCAGGCTCTCGTCGAACGCGAGAGCGGATACATACAGGTCGTACGGGTAGAACACGAACGGCTCCCCGTCACGGTCGAGGGTCAGCCCTTCCTTGGTTCGCTGAAAGGGCGGCGGTGGAATGAGCATCTGGTCCAGCTCGGGCGTTGCCACTTCGGTAACCACCGGTATAGGCAACTCTTCCAGTGGCGCAGCCGCAGCGACCACGTCACCGACGGTCAATTCCGTGACCACTCGCCCGAGTCGGATCGGAGAACTGAGTTTGCCTGCATGCTTACAGCCGACGCACGCCGCCTCGTTGAGCATATGGAATCGCTTGCATGTGGTCGGCCCAGTCCCGGATTCTACATAGTGCCTGATCTTCGCGTCGGTAATCTCGGGTGAGTACCCCGGATGTCCGAGTGACCAGTCGTGGATAATCTGCGGAGCCTCGACAGTATGGTGGAGAACAGCGATCGCTGCGTACCAGAGAGGTTCGGGAACATTTCCGCGCGTCTCCTTGATCTGTGCGAACTGGTTGCATTTCTCTGCGATAAGTTCGGCACTGGTTGGGATGGGGTCCGCCAGCCCGAAATCGATTTCACTCAGCGGTGTGGCCGCTGTCTTGAGGTCGGTCTTCTTGGCGCTCGGGAGGGACGCAAGGTGGTTATGAAACCACAGGTAATCAATGCTCGGCTCCAGCCCACACAGAAAGACCGGCCTTGGGGTCTCCGGTCGCTTGCGGTTGGTCGCCCCGACAGGGCGTAGGACGGACGCGAGGTCCGCGGTTCTGGCTGGGTCGACTTCGAAGCTGTAGAATTCCGTCGCGGCTTTGAGCAGACGAGCCGTTGCAATCCACTGCGCTGGGCTGATGTCGTGCTTCATCGTCCAGTAGGCATACAGCCCCCAACCAGAAGCGACGACTGTAGGCGCCGGCAGCCTGATCGCTGCGCAGAACGCACGCAGAGCCTTGCCACCTTCAACCTGGCTGGCGAAGGGCTTGCCCTCGCCGCAGTCTATGTCCAACCAGAACGACCTGACCTTAACGACATTGTCTTTTGTTCGGCGTTGCTCGTCACCATACGCGGCCTGCGCGACATAGACTGTGTGGCCTTCCTGGTCCATGCGCAGTGCGTAGTCTTCCGCTCCCTGTACCGTGTCGAACCAGCGATGCGAGACACCACGATCCCGCTTGACAGCAACGCAATAGTTCCCCACGGAAGGGAGAATGTTGGCCAGCATATAGCCCCCACTTAATAGAAAAGAAACTGGTTATTTATTGGCTTTGGCGAACGCGTCACGTAGAAGAGGTAGCCGCTGGCTCTTGGTAACGTGGCCAGGTAGCGGGAGCAGCCCTTTGTCCAGCGCGCGCTCAAGGACTTGGAAGCGAGCGACGGCGAGCTTGAAGCGGAGTTTGTCGCGGACTCGGTTACCGCGAACCCAGTTGTAGAATGTCTGCTTGGTGATTGGGAGGAGGGCGACCATATCTTCGACACTGATTTCAGCTCGGCGCATAAGGTCACGGCCCATCTCCATGGTGAAATTTTCGGGAGTAAACATCGTAGCACTCCTTTGCCCCCGGCGCAAGGCCGGGGGCATAGAAAAAAGATTAGAACTTACAGGCCCATGATCGCGTCGATCTCAGCCTGAGACGGCGCCTTGCTGCCTGCCGAGGTAACCGGAGCGGCTTCGGCTGCGGCCTCCGCCCTCGGAGAAGCCTTGGCTTTGGCCTTCGGCTTGGACAGGTTGTCGTCGGCCGGGGCCTCGACAGTTTCCTGCACTTGGGCGGCAGCCGGTGCTGCGATCTGCTTGGCCTCGGGAATGTAGGCCACCGGATGGAGAATGTCGTACGCCTCGCGGCTGCTGACGAACTCCTCGATCTTCTGGAGATGCTCGGCCTGTGCGAACTGGCCGACCTGGAAGGTCAGCACGCTGTACTCCGACTCCTCGTCGAAGCCCATGTGGGTCACCGCGTATGGGTACGGAACCCCGTGGCGATCGAGTTCACGCAGGTAGGTCGCCAGGTTCTTGAGGCTGGCCGGCGGAACCTTCATGCTGTAGACCGTGCCCTTGTACAGCAGGGCCATGACCTTGCTGTCTGCGCAGGCTTTGCCCTTGGTCGGCTGGCCGGCGGCGTTGCGACCGGAGCCGAAGGCGTTCATCGGGCAGGCTGCGCAGCTGGCGCAGACCGGGTTCTTGACGGCCGGGTCGGGGGTCTTGCCATCGAAGGAGAAGCAGTCCGGGGTGGACGGCTCGTCTTGATTCGGGTCGAACTTCGTGGCGTAGTACGCCTTGTTCATCGGGCCACGCACACCGACGATGATGACGGGCAGGTACATGCCCTTCACCAGATCAGACGGTTTCAGAACCACATCGTCAGAGCCCGATTCCTTGAGACGAAACTTCCCGTTGCGAATGCGGATGCTCGGCTGACCACCGAAGGTCAGGCCTTGCAGCGCGTCGGTGTTCATCTGCTTGGCGCGGTCGTGGTTGACGAGGTAGGCGGGGACAGATGCGGGGTCGATGAGAGCGATGTCTTTACTCATGGTTGTGTTCTCCTGTTGGCGTTGGGTTGGTGGTTAACGAAGGCGGCCAAGAGTGCCCGGCACTGCGGTAATAGCTGGTTCGCACTGGGGCGGAGCGCAAGCAGTCTGCGCTTCCCCTTTCGGAAGGTCCCCAAAATACCGATCGCGCAGACTGCACATTGCGTCAAATCCTCCGGTCAGATACGTGCTGAGATCGGCCAGCGCGCCCGGAACTTCGACGTCTTTAAAGACCAGAGTCTTGCAGCCGATCTGGATGATGACGCCGTTATCGGCGCCGTTGATGTGAACGTCATACTCAATGCGTGCCATCCTAGCTTCTCCTTACCTGCACCTCTTCGATGCGGACAAAGTCTACCCCCGGCGGGGGGTCGTTTGCGAACGTGCCATCGGCGCGCTCACTCATCAGTTCAACTACCCGGGCCTTCGATACCCTCCTTTCCAGCAGGCCCCACTCATCATTCTGTTTGATGTAATCGAGAAGCGCATCGAAGTCTGCGACCTTGGCGGACGTCACGTAGGTCTTGAAGAACGACCCATGCTCCGTCTTCATGCTGGTAGCACCGACCTCGTCAAGAGCCATCTTGAGCTTCTCTTCGAGCTTGTCGAGCAGCATCTTGTACTGCTTGTCCACGCCTTCCCATTCCTTTTTTGCGACAGCTCTCTTGTCGCGAAGACCTATGTAGGTCTCCACCATCTTCTCCACATTCATGTCATTGCCTCCTTGTGTGCGTTGTTAGCTTGGTAGTGGAAGTTCGCTACGAGAAAAGCTGCGCACGTTCTTGATGTACCAGAATCCTGGCTGGCATTTCTCGTCTGTTGCCCACTGCTCGAAGACCTCTTTGACCGCTGTCAGTAGCGGCTCAAGGCGCTCTCGCTCCTGTTCTTTCCACACTTTGGCTCTGGCTGTTCTATCCTGTACGGACTCTCCTGGCTTGTGCGGGAAGTTATTTATGAGCCAGTTCTCTGCGACCTCGCCACATTCTTCGTAGGCGCGCTCGGAGATGTTCTCTAAGAGCCCCTCGATGTCGCACTGATGGAGATAACTACTGATCGTTTTCTGTACAGCTTCGCCGACGAACACAACGTCTGCGTCGTCATACTCAGCGAACGCCTCCGCCACAGCCTCCGCTTCTGTGTCAAGTAGTCCATGAAAAACTTCTTCGTCGTCCGAATACGAATACATCTCTTCCTCCTTGTGTGCGTTGTTGAGTACAGCATAGTCTATTGCTTTACCAATGTCAAGCGCTCTTCGCCAGATTCAGTACGATGTCTTGCAGTGCGCTGCGATCGTCGAGTGCTTTGTAGATTCTCTGCTCCGTTGGCGTTGCATACATGCGTACGATGTTGGTGATGTTGCGTTGTCCTGGTCTGACGATGCGTGCGTTGGCTTGGTTGTAGTGGTCATTCGAACTGATCGGTGCGTACCAGATAATCGTCGATGCTGCTGTGAGTGTCAGTCCGTGCGCCATCGTGCCGGCGTTGGCCAGCAGAACATGCGGGGACTTGGTTTCTTGAAACCGTTTGAAGATGTCCTTGCGCTGGCCATGGGGCGTGCGACCGTCGACCATAGCGACCGACCACTTGAGGTGCAGCTTTTCGTACAGGGCGTCGAGCACCCCGGTCAGAGGCACGAAAACGATGACCTTCTCGTTGCACTCTTCGATGATCTCAGTGAGCAGAGCCAAGCGCGGGCCGAAGTCCAGCTCCAGCACCTCACTGTTGGCGCCATAGAGACAGCCACAGGCAGCCTGGACCAGCTTGTTCAGCAGCACCCCGGCGTTGACCGCCGTGACCTGTGTCTCCCTGACCGTGGTGATCGCCTCCTTGATGAGCTTGTCGAAGTGGAACTTCTGCATCTGAGACAGTTCGCACTGGCGATCGGAGTAGATCGTCGGCGGTAGATCAGTGCAGTCTTCGAGGGCGTACCGGATGCTTGGCTTGAGGATGTCGTTGACTTTCTGCTCAGACCCTTTGCGAGGAATCCACCGGTATGTCCCGACCTGGATCATCGTTGAATCCCGGAACGAATTGAAGTTGCCACGGAAGTTCTCCGGCTTGATGAGGCGCATCTGTGCGTACGCATCGGTCGGCTCGTTCGGAGTAGGCGTACCTGTCAGGCCCCAGATCGAGCGAGGTATCTGCCCGTTGACCAAGCTATTCAGTACCTTCCATTTCTTGGTAGTGCGATTACGGAAGCACGCCACCTCATCAATGACGAAGTGATCGATGTCCACCATCTCAGCCAGGTCCTTGGCGATGATCTCGATGCCATCGTGGTTGATGATGTAGAAGTCCGCCGGCTGGCGCAGCAGCTCCCGGCGTTTCTCCCGAGACCCATAGACCGTGACGAACTTGCGGTGCGGAGCGACCTTGAATATTTCCCTGGCCCACACATCGATAACCGATAGCGGGCTGGTGACGAGCACCCGCTTCACATCGCCTTTGCCCATCAAGTAATCACAGGCCCAGACAGTCGTCGCGGTCTTCATCGCGCCCATCCCGTTAAGGCAGAAGGCCCGCTTGTGAAGTGTTAGGAACCCAGCGGTCCGCTTCTGGTGCGCCGCCGGAGTGAAGATACCCGGCCAGTCGTAGTCGCCGTGTTCGATTGGAGACTCGATCTCCTTCCCGACGTTGGCGAGAATACGGCAGGCGTCCAGTGTGTGCGGGATAGCACAGAGCACGTTTCCATCTTCCATTGGCAGAGACTTCATGCCCGGGAAGAACACAGTCAGCCGGGAGGCGACCTCCGGGGACTGGTAGAAAAAGATGTGCCCTTTGGAAATGGTGAACGCCGTTGCCCCCACGCTACTTCTCCTTCTTGACTGGCTTGCCCTTGCACTTGGTATGCTGGACCTTGTCCTTCTTGGTCAGCGGCTTATTGACTGGCATCCCGCAGTCAGGGCAACAGGCTTGCTTTCCCATCGAGCACCTCCTTCAGTTGGGCGAGTCCTGCCTCGCCGTCAATGACCAGCCATACTCCGCCGGCCTCGGTTATCTTCGTACCCTGCATCACTTGCAGGGCGGTGGGTTTCTTCCCCGGCGCCTTGGTCTCAATCGAAATGAAGAACCCGTTGTAGCAGGCGATGCAGTCGGGAATACCATGCACGCCCATGCCGTTTGATACTGGCCAGTATTGCCATGCGCCGTATACCTTGAGGAGATCGCGGACAAGATTCTTGACCTTTCGCTCCGGGGTCATCTCAATCTCCTTCGCCAAGCCAGCATAGATACGACTTCATTATCTGAGGACGTGGAATCGTGGACAACCAGATCGTGGAACTCCAGCCCCATGAACCGCTCGCGTCCTGCGCTAACTGGAATGAACTTAATCCAGCCGCCACCCTCAAAGTTAATCGTATAGGCAGCCCTATCGACTCGCATCAAGTCGCGGTAGTCTTCGAATACCAGAAGCGTGCGCGTCATCTCTTCCCAAGCCATGGCAAAATCGCTGACAGCGACAACAACACGCCTCCCAGACATAGCCGAAGCTGCTGGCTGGAGCGGGTGGGCAACCGGAGGTGCCACCTCCGGTCCGAGGCGCAGCCCGGTGATGTTCAATAAGAATCCAGGTATAGCAATCCCACTGGTCATGATTACAGGAGCGCTGGACCCAGGTGGACCAACTGGTATCTGCTGTCGAATCTCTTGGTTAGGCAGTGATGTTGCGAACATCCAGCGGACGATGCCTTGCCCGTGGATAGTGGCTGCTTGTGTGGCAGGGTCTTCGCTGTCGTAGTTCGGAAACGTACACAGCACCTGCATGTTGCCGTCTGTGAAGTCAAGCCGAAAGATCATCTCCCACCTCCCCAGTGAATACAGTCTCTGACAGGACAGAACGGGCCACGACCATCGCGGCTCTTGCGGCACAGTCCACTTGGGTTGCAAGGGAAGTTCTCATACTCCCACGCCTTCTCCATCTGCGAGACCTTCTGCATGAACTCACCCCAGATCGCAGGTATCTCTGCTCTCTGGTATACCGCGCCGGAGGTCTGCTGATACTTCAGCCAGACGAATTTGGTCACGTACTCCTCGGCGTCAGGACACAGCAGCGAGGCCACCGCAGCGAAGAGCTTGAGCTGCATCGGATTGTCCTTGACCTTGCCAGTCTTCCAGTCAATGAGCGTGACCTTCTCGTCACCATCGACGAAGATGTCAAAGACCGACCGGCCCCACGCAGTGGGTGCGAACCAGCTGACCAGTCGCATGTTCCGATCGAACGCCACCTGATGCTCGACCTTCAGCAGTCCGGGCATCTTCTCAACCGACCGGCAGTACGGCTCGTAGACCGCGAACTCCTCGGGCAACGTCAGTCCATCGCGCAGCCGCAGTTCAATAGCCTTGTGCACCCGGCTGCCCCAGATCGTCGCCTCGCTGCCCTCGTCCTTTACGGTGCAGTAGAACCGCTTGGCGGCGTACGATCTTGGGCACTGAATAAACTGGTCCATGGCAGAAAAAGACCAAGTGAACGGCTTCCCCTGTGCGTTAACGAGGTCCATAATTTCGCTCCTTCGCTGGCGTAAAGACCGCGCGCTCAGGACCCCATCCTCGACGGAGTCGTGTGCTGATTATCTCAGGGTAGATACTGACTTCCTCCGCCCACGCTGCGATACACTGGGCGCGCCCGCCTATCTCAAGTAGTGTGTTGTTCCTGCGGTTACGGTTGTTCTCTTTAGAAGTAGCCCACCGCACGTTACCGGGCTCGTACCCGCGGTTGTTATCGATCCTATCTAGCGTAGCCCGAGGAAATGGTGGATCGCCCATGTCAGCGTAAAAGCCTTCGAAGGTCATCCACGCATCGCATACAGTCAAACCACGCCCGCCATAGATCGGGAACGACTTAGCCGTTTGAAGTTCGCAGCGCTGCTTCATAGCCATCCAAACACGATACAGCCGTGACTTACTGGCTCCGTGGGTACGCAGTTTCGCGCGTGTTGTCTCGATGTTTAGGCACTTACAGGACGTTGTCTTTCCTGTCGTGAGATTACTGGCATACGCAGATATAGTCTTGCCACAATCGCACTGGCAAATCCATTTTGCAGGACGCGTAGCGCCGTCGCGCGCGATAGCAACTAGCCTACCGAACCGCCGTCCTGTGTGGTCTGTGGCTCTGCTCTGCGGACGCTTTTGGGCCGGGGAGAGAAGATCAGCCATAATGCAATACCCAACCTTTCCATGAAGGTGAGCTTCATACGAAGCATGTGAACAATCTCTTCTGCCGAGAACTGCATGTTGCGCTCGGTGTAGCGCATGACTTCCCGCAGAACCTCTCGCTGCTGGACGGCGGTCTCCCGCCGAATCTTCTTGGCGTTCTTGTTATTCACTGAGCACCCCCATTCGAGGAGCAGAACACGAGGAACTTCGCCCGATCAAACCTTGGGTTGTCAGCCTCGAAGATGTCCGCTATTTCAGCGACCATGCTGATCCACATCCTGCGAGCTTCGGGCTGCTCTACTCCTGGGCGTACCCTCTCCGCCATCTCCGCGAACTTGATGTAATCCTTCCTCGTCATTTCGCTTCTCCATATCTCTGGGCTATATCACCCTCCGCATCCAGTGGCAGCCCAGGTGCCCACGCGGGCGGAGTCCTCATCACTTCGAGCATGAAAGCCAAAGCCTCCTCAGCTTCCGCGTCCGGAACACAGACCACGAGTTCGTCGTGGACCGTCAGCACGATCTTGTACCGCGCGCCGATCGTCGCCATAGCTTCGGACATGACGATACGAGAGAGGGCTTGGTCAATGTTCTCGCAGAGTTTCCCGCCATAGATGTACTGCTTCGCTCCGCGCTTACCTATGTATGTCCAGCCATCGTCGTCTTCGTTGCGTCGTAAATTCTTATACTGTAATCGTAGCCCATTCGGTAACCAGATGCAACAGGAATCTGTTTCGATCGGCCCGAACTGCTGGCGCACACCTCGGTTCATGGCCACGATGATCTTGTCGCAGGTTCGCCAATACTGCACGATGCGATCGTTTACCCCCCGGTAGGTGTCGATCAGGAACTTGGATATGGTGGCGTGGGCCAGCAGGTCCGCACCCCTGAGCTTGGTCGTGCATTGCTTCGCATCTGAAGGCATGACGATCGGAGCGCGCAGAGTCTGGCCTTCGTCTTCCCACTCCTCGAACAGAGCCACGCCCATCTGCTGTGACATGGCATAGTCAAAGAGAATCGGCGGAGCGCCGAGCGGGCCGGAGGCGAGCAGACTGGAGAACTTCTTCCACGACATCGAATACCCGGCGCCGAGGACGACGACCTTACCCAGCTGGCGCTCCAGCCTATCCACCTTGGTGATCGGCCGGCCGAAGATACGGCTGGCCATCTCGCAATACACGTCCTTCTTCGCAGCGAAGTCTGCCGTCAGATCATCCTGTCCAGCCAACCAGGCCAACATCCGGGCTTCGATCTGCGCGAAGTCAGCGACGACCAGCTTGTATTCTGGTGGGGCCATGATCGCTTTGCGCAGCGCACCGCCTCGGGGCAGGTTCTGAAAATTACACTTGTCCATCCCTGACCACCGGCCGGTATTGCCGGCACCGAAGTACGCCAGGGGGACGGGCAACGCACCCCGCGTCTGCATCTCCATAAACATCTGCGTGCGGGTCTCCTCGATCGAAGACTTCACACCAAGGCGCGCTGTCGCCAACGCCTGCACCCGCTCGTCCTCATGCTCCAGCAGGGCAGTCATGCCCTCGTCGGTCTTGGCGAAGGCATAGGTCTGCTTGCCTGTGGTCAGGCTGGTCTTGAGTGGCGGCTCGACATCGTAGGTCCGCAGCAGCGCAGCGAACTGGTCGTTGCTACGCAGCGCCTTAAGCCCATAGGGGATAGACTTGATGAGCCGCCGGCGCTTATTGCGTACCTGTCGTAGATGCGGGACGAGCGTCCGTCGATCGAGCACCATGATCGGCTCGGTGAACATGCGCAGGGTCAGGTCTATCACCCGCAACTCGGGGATAGGGAACCCGACCTTCAGCTTCTGAAACAGATCGTACGTCAGTTCAACATCGTTGACGCAGTACCGTTCCATAACCTCCTGCTGCTCACGGGTCAGTCGTTCGACACCCAGGAAGTTCGCCAACTCGACGCCCTTCTCTCGCCCGAGCACCAGCTTGGCCATGTTCGACAGCGCCCCCGACTCGTGCTGGTATAGGGCCCGGGCCATACTCAGTGTGTCGAGCAGGAACCTCGGCCGGATACCGTAGCGCTCGGAGAGAATGAACGCATCGAACATGGTGTTGTGGCAGAGTAATGCGGTGTTCGACCAGTCGATCTGACGGAACCGCTCACCAATATGGGCCACGTCTGGAACGTAGTAGGCCGGGGCATCGTTGAACTTCAGCCCCACGCCATGCACGTGGAACCGTGGGTCACGGACGTAGGCCTCGGTCGTGAGTTTTGATAATGAGTACTCGCGGCTATAAAAAGTTTCGAAATCGGCGACGACTAAGTTCATGACAACAACGCTCTGATCTTCTCGATGTTGGCGACAGCCGTGTCGTTCATGCGCAGCGTCTCAAGGGCCTCGTCGATCTGATCGATCTGGTCTTCGAGCTGCTTGCGGATGGTACGCAGGATCGCCGCCGGGTCCTTGCTGCCGACCTCGACATGGGGTGGAGGAGTAGCGAGCACAGGAGTTGGTTGCTTTGTCAGTGCATCGACCCGAGCGATCCCCAGAGGAGTGAACTGATACAGGGTGTCAGGGCGCCGTCCGCTGGCGCAGAGATGCCCGTAGGTCATCCCGTTGCTAATCATCGCATCCGCGTATCCAGGTTTTCTCGTTATCTTGCGAGCTTGCTTGCGAGTGAAGGGGCTCTCGCCAAACCTTGCGTAACATGCTAGAAACACATCAGTTGTAGCGCTCATGACTTCGCCTCCTTCTTGAGTTCGTGCAGCACCAATGCCATCGTGTTGAACATGATACCGTAGAGTGCGTCCATGTCGACGCGCCCATCACGATGAGCCAGCCAAGTTTCCATGTAGTGCCGAGCCAAGGACTTCATCAGTTGGTCAGGCGGGATGCCCTTCTGCCAGTTGTCCGAAGCGCGCAGCTGCCCGTCGCTCTGCTTGCGATGCTTGTGCATATACTCGGCATAGGCGCGCAGCACATGCGGAGAGAGGAATCCTTCGTAGTCGAGCTTGTTCTCGTCGGTGTCCCGCGTAGCGCCGGATGGAAAGATGCGAACCCCCGGAACCCACGGGGTTTCCACGAGCCCATCGAAATGTATCGGCTCTCCACAGGCTTGCCTAACGTTAGGCAAAACCTCAGTTACAGCGGCAACTTCCTCCGGCAAGATCGTCGCCCGAGTCATGTCGACCAGTGCTGTGGGACAGCCGCAGATCATGCAGCGAATCCCGTGCCCCCATTCGGCAGTGAAGTCTTTCTCGCACTGTGGGCAGTATCTCATTTGGCGCGCCATATTCTGTCGTCTCCTCTCTCGATGATGCCGTTGTCGATGAGTGTTGTGAACGTCTTATTATGCATGGTCTCGGACGTAACCCGCCCGACGCTGTCGACCCTGGCCAGATAGGGATGATCGGCCGCCGTCCAGATGTACCCACCGTTGCGCAGGACATCGAGGACCTTGAGCTGCTGTTTGGTCAGACGCATGGCTGGGCCTCCTTATTGATAGCGAGTTCTTTGCCGTGCTTCGTGAGTCTCATAGGTATGGGCTCCTCTTCCCCTTCTGTCTGAACTGCAAGTAATGTTGCCAGTGAATGGCGCAGTACCTGCGCACCCGGCCGTTGGAATCCTTGATGCGGTAGACCGCATCGCTGCTGCACTCGTCGCACTTCTCTTTCATATTACTTAGGCCTCCTGTCCGTTCGCGCGCTCCCATAACTTCACACAACCAGGGTGGTAATCTGCTGGCTCGCTATCAGGGTCAAGGGCGTTGCACGCGCAACATAGAAGTTCTCGCTCCGGCGTACACCACCAACGAAAAACTTCATGCAATCCCTGCCGTTTGCCACAGCGTGTGCAAACCTCTTTCATCCGTTGTCCTCCATGTCGATCTTATGCTCGACCCAGTCTTCGTATCCGAGGCGAGTGTCGCCATTCTGAACCTCATACATCCAGTCGCTGAGAGGATACAAGAAGTGCTCGTGAAATTCTCCGCTCATGTTGATAGGCATATGTTCCTCCTTAATTAAATCCACCCGCCGTGCTGTCGGTCGTGAGCCTCGGCCCCCAACACAATAGGCTTTGGCTCAACAGCGCGGGGACCATCCCCTCGGCGGATGGAAGGTTAGCCTTTTAACTCTTTGAGGCGGGAACGGACTATATCTCTCGCGTCTGCGTAAACGGCATGATTTGCCAGATGATAACTTTCTGCATCATATTGTCTGCCCACATAGTGCTTATATGCCTTGAGTTCGTGTTCTCTTTTTGAGTCAATGAGTCTTTCCGCCTCCTCCATTCCCGCTATCCTCCCCTTCTCATAGCTGTAAGGATCGTAGCACATGGTGCGACCTGAGAGGGTGAGCGTCAATTCGTCGTTACTCTTTTGGAGCAGACGAATCGTTGTTCGTTGACTTTCGTTTTCCTCTTCCAACTCCTTGCAGCGGGCTTCTGCTGCTTCTAGTTTTTCTCTGAGGTCAATGACCATGTTCTCAATGCAGTCTTTGGTGTATTTTGCCGAGAGCGCTTGGTATCTTTTCCTCCACTCAATCTCTTTCTCCTGCGCCTTGGCGAGTTCGGCGCGGAGACGATCGATCTCTGCAAATAGGCAAAGCAGTTTTTCCACTTGGTCCTTGAACGAGACGCGAGTCCCGATAGCAGAACAATCTTGAATGAAGTCAGGTATATCAGATATGTTCATCACCACTTCACCTCCCTCTCGTCAAGAGCTTGGTCTTTCGATCGTCCGCGTCGATAGGTACCAGCACCACGTTGCAGAACGCAACGCTATCCAGCGTTCGGGTCATCGTCACCGAGAGACGGTAGGTCTTCCCGACGTCCAGCCAATCGATCGGTACGCTGCATCCGGCCCGGCCGTCGGTGGCCATCAGGCAGACGGAGTTGGCGTCGTGAAGGTCAGTCATCTCATCCTCCCAACAATCTCCACAACTTGGCGGCACTGATCGACGTCCATCATCCCTATATGGCAGAGGTCCTGTGGTATGCGGAGCTGTGTTGCCAACCAAGCATAGGCCTGGCCGCGCGTCATCGTCCTGTTTTTCCAGAGTGGGTCGAACGCTGCATGCGCAGCGAGCTTTGCCCGGCGGAGTTTAGAATCAGCCAGCCTTCCAAGAGGATTGGTTGTCCCTGCATGGCAGCCAACGTACGCATCGCACGGCGCGCATAGATAGAACTTCTTCTGGTATAGGTCAGGTCGATGCGGATAGATACGCCTGCCGTCAACCAACTGAACCTCCAGTCCGCAGTACGGACACTTCATCTCATCCTCCCCGCGTTCGCAAGAACGACCGCCGCGTACTTCGCACTCTTCGGATTATCCAGATCGCCGTCCCCGTTGTACGCACGCAAGGCATTGATAACACTGCCGTTGTATCGCATGACCAAGGTCTTGAACACCCACTCGGATTGCTTCGCCTGCTTGAACGGGTCGGCGCTGACCTTCCCCCACCACTTCGGCTGCACCTGCCAACCACCCCTCGACGCACCGCCATCCCCAGGGAGGCAGAACGGATTGGCTGTTGACTCGGCCAAGGCGATCGCCGCGCACATCGCAGGGTCGTCGGTTTCCATGCAGGCAGCAGCGACGACCTCGGGGTACCGTCCGTCCTTGGTGCGGAGGAAAGAAATAATACGTCGGTGTCGCTGGGTCTTCTCATCGATCTCAGCTTGAACCTGGCGCTCGAACTCCTGCTCCGACTCGACCATGATGCGCTCGATGTGAGAGACTTTGATACCCACGACGGTGAGCATCCCGACCATACAGAGCAACGTAACCCCTAATAGAACACGGTCAATCGCATCCATCATTTCCTCCGTGTCGGCTTGCCCCTCGGCCAGCCGCAGTTGTCGCACATGTCAACCCAGCGCGTGTGTTTGGTGCCGCAGTTTCGGCAGGTGTAACGGATTGTTGGCATGAAATTATCCTTTAGCTTTGGCGATAGCGGCGCGGGCCTGTCGCATCCAATCAAACAACAAGTTATCATCCGAGAACTTTGAGAAGGGCTCCATTACAACCTCCAGAGCCGCTAGAAGTTCCGGTGCAGCAGCGATCAAGTGCGCGTCGTGTATCCCTTCGGCTCTCTCACCAGCATTCGCGTAGCTCAAGGATGCAATCAAGCTAACTGTCGGGCTGTCAATTCGCCATGTGGGATTGCCCCGCGTATCCTCATCCTGTGACGCCCTCCATGGTCCCGGCGTGTGCTTCATATGTCCTCCATTCTTTGCCTAACGTTAGGCAACTTGTGCGGGAGCGCAGCGACGCACTACCCGCAGCACTTCGGTGCGGTCACGTAGTTCCTGATGTATGTCGCCGACGCAGTTCGTTCCGAGGCACCGCAGCGGCAACGCCAAAGCCAGATGGCATTACGGTTCTTGTCGACGCCCTCGTAGGATATGGCAACCCAACCTTTGATCGACGTACCCTCGGGGCTTTGCTTGGCGCGCAGGCACTGCCTGCACGCCGGGTCTGCAATCTTCTTCACGTGCGTGGCCGAGCGCTTCACGATCGCACCGCAGTCACACCGCCATCGATACCCACCAGGGACACGCTCGATAGCAACAAGGCGCCCGATACGCTGACCGATCTGCGCCACAGGTTTGCGCCCGAGGTTACTCATGGCGCATGTACTCCAGCTTCAGTGTGGTCGGCGCGATCGAATAGACCGCATGACTTCCGTGCATGGACACGATGTGCAGCACAGACGCACCGCCCTCACGCGCAACCCAGAGACGATCATCCCCGAGAAAGTTACTGACGACGGGGGTAAAGAACTCCGGGTTGGCGGCCTTCAGGTCTTCGACATTCATGACTTACTCCTCGGTTAAAGGTTGGACATAGATACACCATAGGTAATCTCCTTCTCCGAGTGCGTTGGGTTAGTGAGAGCGTTGCGTGCGTTGGGCGCAGTGCGCGTCGATTGCGTTGTAAGTACAGAGTACATTGATTGATTGCTATTGTCAAGTTTCGTTTCTTTTGTTGCTTGGGTTTGGCAGTTCTGTTAGTGGAACGTTGCATCGTCGGGCGTTGTCTCACTGAGTACGAAGTATTGTATGGCCTGCACAAGCGCATCGATAATCACGGGCGCGTTGATAAGAAAGCCTTCGACCTCCAGCTTCTCAGCCTCGGTCAGTTTGGATAGGGCGTCTGTCCAGATGGCCAGGTCCACGTCGTGCCGGGTCATGATCTCGACATAACGCTCGGCCATACGCAGCGCCTCGGCAATAGGTAAGGTATCAGTCATTGGCGAGTGGCCTCCAGAACGTGTAGCGTGGTACCATTATCCCCAACCCAGGGTCTTCGCGCTTCCAGAAACTAGCCATATACCGTGAGTCTCCCCACGCCGGATGGACAACCCCATCGTCCTTCCCGAAACGATCTTGGTACAGATCGCCCCCTTGGATATACTCATTGTCCTTGAGCTTTCGATGTCCTGTCGTGCGATTCTCCTTCGAAAGATATACAACGCCCTAGCCGTTGGAGTATACATGCCTAGCTTCCACCGACCAGCGGGTCTGCCGTATGTCCAGCTGGAGACTGAGTTCCATTTGGGAGCCCGGTCGTTCCAACTCCATTCATCTCCAGCTTGGATATATTCATTCGCCTGAAGGATTCGATACCTGGCCATCACGCCACTCTTCTTCTGAACTGATAGCTTTTCCTTGTGGCGTTATAGTACCGACACAACCTACCGGAGCAATGCGAAGGCAGTCGCTTCCATGATGCCTGCTCGCCCCTGGAGTACACCATCAACTCGTAATACTCATCCCCTTCCTGCAACTCGTCGTTGTCTTTCAACTCGACGTAGACGGGCGGCTTGGGTGGCGGCGCCTTGACGTACCACGGGTTCGTGTAGTGGAGATGGGCTTTGTATTTCTTCATGACTTCCTCCGCAACGGACGGCCGATGTTGTCGACAGCAGGGACGCAGCGAACGACAGCCCCAGACCGAGGGCAATACTCAGGCACGTCGCACGAGGACATCCAGTTATGAGGGCAGCCTCGCAGACATTCGTCTGCGTCCATCCAGTTGGGGCAGGTTCGGTTGATACAGATCGTCTTCATAGCTTCACCTTCACTGGACGGCCGATGTTGTCGCGGGCGTAACACCCGCACCGCTCATTGATTTGGACGCACCGGGAGTCAGAGCAAGCTGCACTATATTCGTGTGGCTTTCCATGCACACATCCGTTCGTACATATGACCAGAGCCCCTGCCTTACTGCACACCACCGGTTTCATCGCTGCACCATCAGCTTCTTGAACGCTTCCTCCGCTTCGATCTGTGCGTTGGTCGTCTCCAACAACGCCGGGAAGATCGGGTCACTGCGGAAGAAATACGTATCGACCATCATCTCCAGCTCGGCGCCGAGGAACTCCGCGCGTATCCAGGACAGCACATGACCGCAGCGGCAGTACATCATCAGTGCCTTGCAGTCAGGACAGACGCGCGCTTTGACAGCGAAGTGCCCGCACTTGAACTTCGTGGCGATCTTATCTTCGACCGACTGGCGCACGGTTTTCTTGGCCTCGTGCGTGAGGTCCTGGAGAAAATACTGCGGCACCTTCTTGAACGAGGAGAGAGGGATGACATCGGCCTCGCCCTTCTTGGCCGGCGGCCAGTTCGCATCGTTATCCCAGTCACGATCGTAGTAATCGTAGCCGCCGTATCCGCCGTTGTACTTTCCCTTTTTTCCCCAGCGCTGTTTCACCTCGATGACATTATGCCGCTCGGCCATCGGCTCACGACACATGCGATAGACACGGCTGATGGTCAGGTACAACTCGTCGAGATGCAGCCGTTCGTTCAGCGTGTGCTGGCTGTAGTACCCGACCGACAGGTTCACACCGGGAATTCGGTAGGCGTTGTTCAAGTCCGCCACGTCGGAGTAGCTGCCCGTCGCAGGGATAAATCCAAAGCGTTCGACGTACTCGTGGATGACCTTGGGATTGCTGGCGTACTCCACCCAGTCGTTGGCACCCCGACGATCGAGGGCCAGGATGAGATTGAACTCGTCTCCTGTGAGCAGGCCTGACTTGATGAGCGCCTTGGCCCCGGCCCCGCCCGTCTCCTCGTAGTTCGTGAGGATGATGTTGGGCAGTGGATGCTTGGAGAACTTCAGCCGGTTCACCACTTCGAGGATGGCATACACCCCCGCCCGGTCGTCCGCGCCCAACGGATGCGGCAGCTTGTTGCGGATGATCTTGTTCTCCATGACCGGATCGCACTTGGTAATGTGGACGGTGTCCACGTGGGCCATCAGGCACATAGCGTGCCCGGTCTTGAACATCAGGTAGTTGTCACCATCCGTGTCAACATGGCCCACAGTGCGCAGCTTTTCGGCGACGTAACGCAGGACTTCCTTCTCGCTCATGGTCAGGAGTTTCATCAGCTCAGTCATTGGGTATTCCTTCTCCCTCTCGGGGGTTAGGGTAAAGAATCAAAGGTTGCCTCGCTTCGCTCGCGCAGGTGCGTCGCTGCGCTCCCGCATTCTGCCTAACGTTAGGCAAGATTACTTATCTTCCGGAGCGGAGAACGAAACGGTGTAGGCCGCGTTGTACGCCCCCCCGGTCGTCACCTGCTGCAACAGCCCATCGATGTCCTCGTCGGTCAGCTTCTCCTTCGCAGCGAGAGCCGGGGCTTGCTTGCACTCGCAGGTCTTCTGCTTACGCGGACGGTACTTGCCGCACGCACGGCAGCGGATGTAGTTCTCCGTGGTGCAGTGGGCGCACACACCCGTCACAGAGTTAATGTCCGGGCGGTAGTGATATTTTCCGCAGCCTTCGCACAGACGGTAGTGCGCGTCACGGCATGACTGGCAGACACGACGTCCTTCGCCACCGCGCATGACTTCCAGCAGTGGTGTCTCGTGGTAGGTGCTGCACGACCGGCAGTAATGGAACAATTCATCGCCATGCTCGTCGATACAGTCGGAGCAAATGAGGACCGACGCACCGTCAGCCTTACGCAGCGTACACATCCGGCTCTTCAAGTGCATCCCGTCACAGTGGGCACAGGATACGAAGTTCCTGGCCCAACACGCAGCGCAGTAGTGACTGTCACGATAGACGTAATGGTGCTCGCCAATCTCTGCCGGCAGATGTTTCCCGCAGCTGCACTTCATCCGCCGGGGAATCTTCGATCGGCACGAACCACACAGGCAGGTCCGGGCGTCAATCTCCCGCTCGGTGCCGCAGTTCACACAGACAGGCTTGGTGTAGTGGACGTGGAAGTTCGAGCTGTAGCCCTTGGCCTTGAGGAAGGCCAGGTCCTTGTCGTTGCTGTCGAAATATCCGCCCCACGAATGGCCGGTCTTGTTCACCAGATTGACAGAGCACTGCTTACGCCGTACCCACACGGCGCCGGGGACGAGGGCGTCCTCGAAGAACTCACGCACAGCCTTACGCTTATCCTCGGGGAAGACACCGTAGCTCTTGAGCTGGAGAATCTGCTCAGTCTCCGGATCATAGTACAGCCACATGCGCCCGGTCTTTTTCAGCGGCGTACCGATGAACGCCATGTAGGTCGCCGGAGTTCTGGACAGACCGACGTTGCCGGCGAAGTGCTGACCCCCTGCGCTATGGCAGGAAGAGAACCCACCCCCGTTGCTACTGGTGACGAAGTCCGCAGGATTGGCCGTGATTGTGAGCGAGGCCTTGGACTTGCACGCCGCACCGATCAGGCCGACAAATCCCTCACGGGTTGGCAGGTTCTTGGTCACGCCCAGCGCTCGGCAGTACTCGAGCGCACGCTGGGGGATGGGGTTGGGCATGCACTGGGTGAGGGCACGGGTGAGCTTGGTATCCTGGCCCTTGCTCGTCTTGCAAGTATTGGTGGCGTAGTTCAGATCAGAGAACCCCGCATCCTTCAGCCACTTATCCAGATAGTTCACGGCCAGTTCGCGCAGGTTCGGATTGGACGCAAGCAGTTCCTTCTGCGTGACTTCGTAATCCATCTGCATACGCAGGTGTTTGTCGAGAGGGAGATGGTGTCGCTTCTCAATAGCCGCTGTGACGATCGCCCGTGCGACCTTCTCGTGCATGTCAGCACAGAAGACTTCAAGTTCGCCGGTATCCAGCGTGCGCCACGCAGAGATGAGTTCCTGCACCAGAGCCTCGACGTCAGGCTCAGCTGCCGGTGTCTTGAGAGGAACGACGAACGGCTCCTCCTCTTCCGGTTCCGCTGCGGGCTTGAGTTCCTCGATGAAGTGGAACATGTCGCAGCCCAAGCTCCAGTCGGCGTTGAGCTGGGAGCACTCCGCCGCAGTGAGGTCAGACCCAGGTGCGTGGAAGAACATCAGGTAGATCGTCGGGTCGGTCGGGTAATCCGCCGTCAACGACGGAGTGTCTTTGGCCATGCGCCCCACGATGCAGGTCTTGCCACCAAAGGCAGCCCCCATCTTGGGGTTCCACCCGAAGCCGAATTCCGTCGGGTCTTTGATTTCCTCGTTGGTCTTCGCCTTCACGACAAACAGTCGTGGCATCTTGCCGGGGTCGTCCGGTCCGCTGTACTCAATCTCAGCCATAGCTATTCCTTTCCCATAGGTGGGATTAGAAGGAACGAGGGGGCGCACTGTGCGCCCCCTCGCAGGTCAGGGTTGATGTTACGCCAGCTTGGCCTTGCTGGTGTCGTCAGTGAGAGGCAGCCCCGCCGTCGCAGCGGCGGTCCGATTGATGCTGCTGCAACGATCCATCCCACTGGTCGTGAAGCGAATCACGTTGCCACTGCTCACCATGCAGCCACGGTGGTCAACCAGCACAACGCGCACCTCGGTCGAGGACTGCTGGTTCAGTTTCAGATACACCTCACCAGCCTTCGCAGTCGCCGGGTCGTAGACCTTGGGGAACTTCGGCTGGGGCTTAGGCGCCGCCTGCTTGGTACCGGACGCAGCAGCAGTGGCGCCGGTGTTCTTACGGTACGCCTCGATCCACTGGGCGAGACGCACCATCGCCTCGTCACGGGTGAAGGTCTTGCCGAGGCAGGTCTGACCGGTCATCTGCACCCACGGACAGGCAGCGCAGCTGCTCGGCTGAATGGTCACCTGACGCCCTGCCGTGACGGTACAGAGATGGCAGTTGGAGAACTGCCGGGTCGGGTGCTGCTCCGCACTGGCGGCGTACTGGGCCAGGGTCTTGGCCATCGCCTGGATGTAGGCGTCCTTGTTCGGGAACCCGGTCGGCACCGGAGCCATGCGGCTCCAGTAGGCGGACTCGATCACGCCGTCCTCGCGCTGGAAGTAGGGCTTGGTCGGGTCGACCGCGTTCGGGCCGACGTAGGTGACGACCGAACCGATCGGGAAATCCTTGTTCGGCTTGAGCTTCGCGTGCGGGACGACCACGAACTTGGTACCGATGGCGATTTCCGGATGGGTGGACTTCGGTTTGAAAGGGCTCTTCATGTGTGTTACCTCCTTGGTTTGGGTTGCGTTGAGTGCGTTGTGCGAGCGCGTCGCTTCGCTCCCGCTCTTCGTGCCTAACGTTAGGCAGCTTCGTAGATAGGTGAATCGCTCTGCTTCCAGCAGTGCCTTGAGCGCTTGGGAAATTCTCATGCAATCCTCCTCACGATACGTTCTCTGAGCGTCGGCCGTGTCGAGAAACACTTCTCGCACAGCCCATGCGGTCCTCCTTTCTCCGGCAGGTAGCGAGCGAACTTGATACGGCTGTCTTGCCGAAAGACTTTGCCGCACTCGCTGTAGTGTTGGCCGGGCAGGAACAGGTGCGCCGGCGCCGTCAGATTACGGGTGTTGAAACCCAGGATGTAGTCGTCAGTCACGCCAGTTCACCAACTGGCACTCAGAAATATCGAAGCGCTTAATCGTTCTTCCACCCGTGTCCGTAATGAGCAGAGACAGATTGCTCGTGTAGTACCCGTTGTTCGACCCGTACCCAGGGATACGAACAGGGAACCCGTTTAGTGGCTTGAGTGCGATGCCGTAGTCCTCAATGCGCTCGAAGAAATCCTCAGCTTCGAGGTCAAACTCAAGCCCGTCGAAGTCTGCTAAGGTCAGATCATCGAAGCTGAGGTAATGAGATTCGCAGCAGTCCTGCGAATGATACGCGCTGAGAATAAGCCCGTTGTCAAACACCAACGCATCTGCGATTGCTACAACTTTTGCTTTCATGCGTACCTCCTGTTTGGGTTAGAGATTATCAGGCCTCCACATATCGTTGCGAACAGGGCGAAGACGCCAGAGAGATGCAAGAGCAGGCTCAACTCCCCCGCTTCGACCTACAACAGTCCCCTCGAACACAATACCCTCGTACCCAAAGCGCCATTCCGTTGCGTGGAAGATCGCGCCTTGGCCATACACCGAGTGGTCATCGTTGATGACAAGATAGTCACCGAACTCCGCCCTTGGGTAGCGCTGGCCGTTTCTGAACACCCCCTTCATATCACTTCTCAGCCCGAGCCACGTCGAGCCAGAGCTTGGCCAGGACCTGGTTGTTCTTGGTGCGGACCATCGGAGTCTCGTCGCCATCGAAGTCAACGGCGTCCTGGCGACGGGCGAGGAGTTGCTTTCTTTCGAAGCGATCGTGCTGCACGTTTCCGGTCATGACTTCCTCCCTAAGTTCTTGAGATCGTGCGGGGTTTTGGTTGGCTGGTCCAACCAGTCAATGAGTCTGAAGATCAGCTCGCCTATGCCCCAGATAATACAGGCCAGAGAAAGGCAAGCCGCAGCCAGGATGATGAAGACGATGAGGGTGTCTATCATTTGTGCACCGCCCGGTATCCGAGGAGAGGGCGCACGTTACCAGTGAGTGTGACAGTCGTAGCCATGCCGTCTTTGACGAACGACCAGCCGAGTTCCAAGCCCTCGCCCGTGTCACGCCAGACCATGCCGTCCGGCTTGCCAAAGTGACGGATACACCAGCCACGCAGGGTGCGCAGGTCCAGCCGCTTTGCCTTGAACACCTCCGTGTGCTCCGTGTGCGTCGCCTCTTCGTTGATCGTGACCATGATGACTTCCTTCTTCATTGCCTCTCTCCTTGTTGGGGTTTAGGTCAATAACGCCAGATAATCCGGCGGTCTGTTACGCTACGATACTCGATGAACTTCAGATAGGAAGGACCAAGACTGAAACCAGAGAGCGTGTTCATGTGTACGAGATACCCGCGCTGGTCAACAAACATCTCGTCACCAACCGCCAACCTACCAGGCGGAGTCCACGAAGGGACTTTAGTTAGCGCGAACACAGCGATGATAAGTGGCGTCTCTGCGCATATCCGTCTGAACTCATCAGCTTTCATCTCGTTCCTCCTTGTTTGCCTAACGTTAGGCAACCTATCGATCTTGCTTATCTTTCTTCTCTCACTGTAGATACAGTATACCATAGTTAAATGCTTATGTCAATAGCCGCCACAAGGTGTGTGTCAAGGTCCGCCAATGGCGCACCCAAAACCCAGGAACTTCGACGTCGTTGCGGCTCGGCCTCAGCCCGTGCCAGTAGAGATAAGTGTTTTGCCTCAACCCAATCGCATCACGATAGGAAAATTTCGGCCATCGAGTGCCGTCGTTGCATCGAAGAGATACCTCGGTTCCGACCGGACAGTCAGATTCCAGGAATGAATTCCCACCCGGCCCATACGCCCGCGTGTCTACGACGACGTACTTCTCACCGGCCTTGGCCTCGGGTCTCGGCGCGTTGGGATAGGTTCTCATCGCTCTTCGTTCCTTAACGGACGGAGTTGATACCAGTAGATCGTACTCGATCTACCTGTCCTGTCATTTGTAAACATGCTGTGTCGCAGAGTCTTGGAGTTTAGCTTCAACGTCACGATGTCCCCAGCCTCAGAGCCATAGCTCTCATCGAAGTCATCC